AAACTGCGGAAGGTCTGACAAAAAACAACGAGGAACAAAACGAAACGCGCGGAGCATGGATTGATGTTTTGCAGGAAAGTTTTCACGCAATCGGCAAGGTGCAATCATTTCTACTCACTCACTACTCAAATCTAATCAAATCAAATCAATTTCAATCACAAAATCTCACACATCAATCATCACCCGATCATATAACGATCACGTAACAGGATCATGAATGCGTTCGATACAGAAAACGATGCGTTCATTATACCAAACGGTATAGACCAATCGGTCTATCGCATGAATAGCACTTTTTGTTAAAACCAATCAGCACGAATGCGCTACATTGAGCACATCGAAACAACAGGAGATAAAACAATGTCAATGCTTACAGAATTCACCAAACAGATTGCCGATACCGTCAACAGTAAGAAAGATGCGCTACTCAAAAAGGCCGTATGCGCTTATTTTGAAATTGATGATCCTATGGATGCGGTAGGTCGCATTTATCGCATCGCCAACACTGAACAATACATCGACGCAGAAAACGGTGAAATCATCATTGCGTTTAACGGTATCAAAATGACGGATGACTGCAAAAGCGTTGAACTTGATGTTCATTTTCACCACAAAGTTTTGATTGCTTTTGCTAAATAGCACTTTTTGTTAAACGTGCCGGATCTGATTCCGGCATAATACACACATCAACCAATCAGGAGAGTCAAACGATGGAAACTCAAATCGACGTTAAAGTTATCAGCCGCAATAAAGAACTGGATAAATCAGCATTCAAGAAAGGCCGTGTAATCACAATCGATCTTGAAGATATGGTGGCCTATCATTGCGGCCTGATCTGGAACGTTCAGCGCGTCAATGAGTTTTACTTCTGCCTGGCTGGTGACTCACAGACTGTTATGGAGATCGTAAAATGATCAAGAACACTTACCGCGTGGTTGCAATCAGTCGCGCAAATGGTAACCGCGTTGTGTACTATGAAGGTGATCGCGCTTGCCTTGCAACCGATACCTACACAGAATTAACTGAACGCCGTACGACTTTTTACGCCGATTTCAAAGTGGTGCTTGAGCGCCTTGAGCCTGTAATTGTCATGGAGAGTGATTAATGAAACAATATAAATTGTTAAATGATGGCGGCTTTTCTTTTGCATGTGAAATTAACTTTCCCATCATAGTAAAAGGATGCAATTTAAATTGCAGTCGCCTTGTAAGGGTTCCATGTGATGAGTTTTTGAAGTTTGGAGTAAAAAAGAATGTTTTTCCAATACAAGGATATTTTAATTTTGTTTTAGGGTCTGAGGCCGAACTTGTTAAATAGCACTTTTTGTTAAAAGCGATCCGGTTTGTTTTGGCATAATACATTCATCGAAACGAACCGGAGAATTTAAAATGATGGTATCAAAAACAACTACTAACTTTGCTGTTAAGCGTGGCATTAAGTTAAGCGTTGAGGATTTCGGGAATGGCGATATCCTTTGCATTTGGGAAGCGGATAACGATTGCGAATGGCTTTGCTATTACCTGATTAACAATGATGGCTCTTTTACCTGGAACGGCAACGTTTACCTGAAACAAGAAGTTAAGGAAGAATTGCCAGCAACTATCAAAGATGAAAAACATCTTCGTGAAGTAATCAAATTTATCAGCGAGAACATTTAATGACCAGAAAGCGGCATCAAGTAACGTGCCGCTGCCAGGCTTACGATTTTCCTCATAGGTTTGGTGGCGGTTTGTGTACCGGAATTCAGATCGCTTAGGAAAACGTAGGCGGCAACATTTGCCAGCATTGCTATCTGTTTAATGGTGGCTGTGAAGTTCTAAAAGGCCAGGAGTCGCCGCGCGAATGCGCATATGTGCAAGAATTCATAGAATATCATGAGGTTAAATTATGACCTATTTCAAAAACATCAAAACAGGAAGGATTTACCGCGTAAACCTTCGCCACAAAAACGCGTTGATTATGAGTAAGTCGGGCTGTTGGGTAAGGTCTGCCAGATACCGCAACGCAGATTTAACCGGATATCCGTTTATCGCTGTAAATAGCACGAATAGTTAAAAACTATATCGCTCTGATTGGTATCATACTTTCACACAAACAAAATTGAGAATCAAAAATGAAACTGAAAACTGAATCCATCATGAACATTGTCAAAGCTCACGGGAAAGTAGTTTTGAAAATGGATCGCGCTTCTGGATTCCATCAGTTAACGATTACCCGCGTAAAAACTGGTTACGCTGTTGGAGAACATCCAGGCGGTAAGATTCGCCGCTTTACTGAGGCTGACGTTTACGCGCTAATTGATGACCTTTCTATGTTTATTGAAAAGTGGAGTTAATAAAGATGGTTGACGCAAAGAAATATGATGATCCGTTTTTTGCTCGACTGCATGAGGCTGAACAAGCTGGATTAAATCGCGAGTATGCTTTAAAAGTTGCGTATCTTGAAATGACGCTTGATGATGCATTAGGCGCTATGGATATGAACCATGAAAGCGGCTTTATGCTTGCTGATCCTAACGCGATTGTTAATGATTGCGATTGTAACTTCGACCCATCTTGCAAAAGATGTTTTCCATTTTGAGGATTTTATCATGACTCCAATCGAAAAAATTTGCTGTCCACGTCACGGCGGTAGCGGAGATAAAACTACCTGCCCGTTCTGTAAGTAAAATTTGCGGCCTGTTTCGCATCGCGTGGCGATTTCAGGCTGCAACTAATACAATTGCGACACCACTAAACAAAACTCCTTACAAGGTCATACACAAAGGATTTAAACATGTTGATTTTCTCTCTTTTTGATGGTTCAGGTTATGCCGCTTTGCCGTGGGCTGAACGTGGTAACAAAGTAATCTGTTTCAATTATGATGATGCCGATCATGGTGATTACCATTCAGTGCGGGTAAGTCATCCCAACATTGAGTATGTAAACGTTTGGATTGATTCAGATTTCAGCTTTAAGGCTCGCAATGAGGTTTACGGAAAGCCTGATTTTGTAATTGCATTTCCTCCCTGCACTGATTTAGCTGTTAGCGGTTCGCGTCACTTTGCCGCAAAGCGTGAACGTGATCCGCTATTCCAGGATAAGGCCGTTTCAACATGCAAGATTGCGGCTGAAATTGCGGATTGGTTCAATGCGCCATACATGATCGAGAATCCTGTTAGCGTCCTGTCGTCGATGTGGCGGCAACCTGATTTTATCTTTCATCCTTGCGCGTTTGGCGGTCTGTTGCCGGAAGATGATAAGCATCCTCACTTTCCTGAAATCATTCCTGCTCGCGATGCGTACACCAAAAAAACTTGCCTTTGGACGGGTAACGGTTTTGTGATGCCGGATACAAACGCAGTATTGCCAACAGGGAACAACAATCCAGGCTGGCAGAAGTTGGGAGGCAAGTCTAAGCGCACAAAACTGATCCGCTCTCTCACCCCTCGCGGCTTCGCCCTGGCGATCTGCCTTGCAAATCAGAAATAGCACAAAATGTTAAAACCCGCTACGGCGGGTTTGTTACATTACAGACAACAGGAGGAAACAATGAAGCCTATAAAGTTGAAATGCGTAGCCAGCCGCGCAAAAAGTTATACGGTTGACTACATACACAAAGGATGGATTGATGATAACGGTAAAGTGTTGGTTAAATATGGAAGGGCAAAAATCCAGTTAGATAAAAATCTTGTAATGGATACTTGTTGCGGCACTGTTGCTAAATTTGAAATTGTGGAGAAATAAAATGAAAGTAATTCGCAACTCTGACAACAAACTAATGAATGCTCGCTTTAAAGCGGTAATGGTTCCTTTTAATGATAGCGGTGAAGTTGTTGAAATGGAGGTATTCCAGGTTCGCGAGTTGGCGAAAGGTTCAAAATGGTGTGATGCTTATGAGCCAGGCTATCGCCACGTTAAGACCAAAACCATTAAATGCACATGGGTAAATCACTCCATGCAGATCAAGAAAACTTTCAAAGCCGATAAGCGTTACCAGATCGAGCAAGGCCGCGTGTTAGGTGCTGTTGCTGGATACGTATTCGACGAAAACGGCGATCGTTTCACGCTGTATAGGGAAGAAGTTGGATTTTCAGCCGCTGGCGGCGCTTATCTGTTTGAGGCTAAATATTCATGATCCTACCGGAAAAAGACTACATCCCTCACCGTTCTGAGGCCATGCAAAAATACCGTTACAAGGTTGTTTTTAGTGCGATATCGTCATTAAATGAAGGTGAAACGGTATATCGCATCAGGGATAAGCATTCATATTTGCTGATTGGTCATACGTTCCATCGTTCGCTTGCGTTCGATCCTAAAACTCTTGAATGTCATAGCATTATAGACGGAAAGTTATTAGCCAGGGTTGAGCCGATCAAATAGCACGAATTGCTAAAAGGCTGTAGAATGTTGCCGTTATAATTAGCGGCAACAAGAAGGAGATTTTTAGATGTTTGACTTTGACACCAACAAATTGACACCTCAACAAGTTATAGCCATTGCAGAATCGCAGGGAACATCGCCGCTTCGCGTTGCTATTCAGTCGAACGGCTACCGCCAATCGTCCAGCTTTTGGGAACCTGTGAAGGATATCAACGGAGCTAATGACCGTTATCCTGTGATCTCTTTGGGTAATGATGTTGATGTTGTGGGTAAACTGTCACGCAGCATTGCGCAATCTGTTCAATTTCCTGAATCATCGGCCTATATGCATTTCATAGGTTGCGTTTCCGCAGCTATGGTTGGACGCTTCCAGGTTGAGTACCACGGCACTGAACAACCAACGGCGCTTTATGTTGTAACCAGTCAGCCGCCATCAACTGGTAAATCAGCAATCAACAGCCTGGCTATTGCGCCAATGGTCTGTGAAGTTGAGCGAATCAACGAACAACGCAAGAAAGAGCGAAAGAAGATCGCGGCTAAATTAAAAGGCGTTGAAAAGGAATTGAAAGCTGAACGTTCAGGCACTGAGTTAGCGGCGTTGTTTGAGGAAAAGGAGGAATTAGAGGAAAAGTTAGAAAAAATGTGCGATATCGTTTTTCCGGTATCAGACACCACGCCGGAAGGGTTAGCAAAGATTAACAATCGCCAGGGTAACTTTGCTGTCATTTCCGATGAAGCAACAAGCATCAACAGCTTACTAGGGTTGACTTACGCTAATAGTGATCGCAAGACTAACAGTGAATTGGTTCTAAAAGCATGGGACGCAGGACACGTTTCAATAGCTCGCGCCACCTCTGAAAACAATATGAGTTTTGTTGCGTTGGGCTGCATGAGCGTAATTGCCCAGGATGAAACGATAAAAGGGATCATGGATGCAGGGGCGCGGGGTATTGGTGTTAGTGAACGTTTCTTGCTTGTACGTGAAAAAACAATGTTAGGCGAGCGTGTATTTATTGATGAAAATGGTGATCTTGATTACACGCCAGTTGATAAAGAATTAAAGGCGCAATATTTCCAGTTGATTCATAACATTATGACTGAACAAAATGTGGTATTGAAGCCGTCACGTTCTGCAATGCGTGTTCTTAATATTGCTCGCCAGCAATTAGAGCCAGATTTAGCAGACGGCGGGAAATATTCACATACAATGTTGCGTGGTGCTTTGGGTAAAATGGATAAGCAAGTGATCCGCATTGCGTCAGTATTGCACACGATCCGTAATTGGTTTAATCCAAACTGTACGCCGCAAAAGTCTCGAGAAATTGAAGTTGAGACAATGCAAGAGGCTTTGGTGATGTTCAGCGAATTAAGCAAAACATATATCAACGCCGCGAATGCTTCAGGTCACGCTGGCGATGATGCCGAAATGAGCAAGTTAATTGAAATCATCATTAAGATCTCACGTCAAAATAAAGGAGTTACCAATGCAAGAGCTATCTATGAAAGTGCGCGTAAGGTTAAGCCGTTTACAGGTCAATCAGGCGTGATGAAACGAATTGAGGAACAATTATTGCCAATGCTTGAAGAAAAGAATTATGTTTGCAGCGTTGGTAAATTTGTTTATGTAAATCCGGCGTTAATGGGGTAATCATGTTCTTATTAGATCTGTATCGCTTTTGCGAGTCTCGCGAGAAATTCAACCGCCAAGAGTTAGCAAGATTTATATTCCGTCACCGTGAATGTGAAAGGCTCGCCAAAAATGCGGGGATAACGCCACGCTATTTCGCTTCAAGCTCAAGCAAAGAGTTTATAGCGCGAATGATGGGTTATGGATATCTTGACGGCGTTCATTGCGTGTACTGGTGCAAAAACAAGATGAAAAGGCCGTTTAATTTTGAGTTGCATAGCTTGGAAGGTGATTCCAATCGTTATGTGTGGGAGATGATGAACATTGAGAAAATGAGCGATGAAGAATTATTCAGCAAGCCAGCATTTTATAGATCTTATTTTGAAAGAAAGTTCAGCAATGCAAATTCCGCATGATGATTTTGTATATGCGTTAATGCTGTTGCTTTACAGCGATATGCGAGCGTTTGGGGATCAAGAGCATCAACTGACAAATCATGATGGTGAATTGCTAATTCATGTTAGAAAATTTTAGTAAAAGAAAAGGCGGCTTATGCCGCCTTGTTACGTTTAAGTGTCCACCCTGCCAGCATACCAGCAATAAACATCAATATACCAATTGCGATTGCAGTAACATTAAGACCATCATTATTGCGGATCTCTATTCTTTCCGCTGTGATGTTGTCTGCCTTAATGCTTGAAGTGCTCACCTGTTTTTTATTCGACGTGTCAACCTTTCCAACAGCCGATTCTTTAAATGTGGTTTCCTGCTTGCTTGATGTATCCTGCTTTGCGGTTACACCAACAGTCTGTTTCACATTCTCAGCTCCAGCCTGTGCCGTTATATCAGGCTTGCTACCAATCAGACCAGGTAACACGCTTGACGGCGAACAAGCTACAATAAAACACGCAAATATGATTACTGCAAACGGGTAAAGCAATTTTAGCCATTTCATTTAAGATCCCTCACACAATATTTATATTCGACGGCGCGGCGGTTCTTCAATCCTCTTGATTTTTCCTTTTACCCGTTTTAGGGTTCCTGTAATATGTCCAGTTCCATAGCTCGCCACAACCGCCCCATAGATCACCATTGTTGATCTTTTTCAGCATGGTTGACTTACGAAACGCACCAGTACCAGCATTGAAAGTAAATGAGTATAAAGCCGCTCGCATTGATAAAGGAATTTCAACATTAACCGCCTTATCAACAGCGTCAGCCGCTACTTTCATATGCTTTGCTAATAGCGCGTCACATTCTCTCCTGGTATATTCCTTTCCAAGAATCACATCCTTTCCGGTAATGCCGTGGCATACCGTCCAGATTCCAGCAATATCCTTGTAAGGCTTATACTTTACGCCCTCAATTTCTTCAATCAAAGGCGATGCCAACATTAAAGCCGCCCCTGTGACGGTGGCGGCTATACCTTTCTTGATTGTCATTATACCCTCTCTTTCTGCCGTAGATTAAGCGCTGTTTTTAAATCCCCTGAATCTAAAGCCTCTCGGATCGCTTTACTATCACGCCATTTCAGCCATGCGCCCCAACAGCCGAAAATAGCGAACAAAATAAACGTAGCAAGTGCAAGCAAAAACTCACCAGTAAAAGATCCAACTACCGTTGCACCTCCGAAAGAGTTTTGCGCCATTAAAAGAAAGTCCCTCATAATCTGATCCTCAATTAAATTAAAATGTAAATGCAAAAATTAGTGTGAATATGTTAACCACAAAAACAAAAAAAGGCCAGCACTTAGCCAGCCTTTTTCTTGATAATTTAATTAAGCAATCATTTCAGGGTAAAACATAAATCTTCCTATTTCGCCATATTCCTTATCGTAAATAATTACCGCCGCTCTGCGACGTGAACGCCAACCGCCACGAGCCGCATAAGCATCTTTAGCCGCCATAGTGCTATGAACCTCAACAATGCCCAAGCTAGTTTCCGTCACAGTCTGATGATGCCAATGCCCTACATGAGCATACATTGAATTGGAGTTTCCGAAATCTTCCCGCCAATCCGCTGCACACATCATTAAAAGCGTTTCTGGCTTGCGTACAGTGTGACCATGATGATAAGCCAGGAACGTTTTACCATATTGAGTGTGATGCACGACACGCGGAGAAACATCAACCTTTACGCGTGGCTCATTCTCATACGCCGCCGCCATTGCAGCACGTAGCCAGATCATTCCTGATTGGTCGTGATTACCCTCAATGATCTGGATCTCAACTTCTTTATGCTTTTCAAGCATCCGGCTTACTGCTCGACGCGTGGCACGAATGGCAACATAAACCAGTTTTGCATAACGTGAATCTTGATCCAATACGTGACCGCTTGCAGGTGTGACGGCTTCTAATCCGTCACTGTGAATCATATCACCACCAATCAGCAATACAGCCTTTTCGCTATTCGGCGCTTTATAAACTGCATAATCGAAAAACTCATTCATGACGTTTTCCGCCGTTGCCGTGTCGTAATTCTCACCGCTTTCATGCTTATGAGCCATTGCGCCAATGTGAATATCAAAGATCGGATATAGAGCAAGCGTTTTCGAATAGTCAGTAATCTTTTCCGGTTTAGGCTCAAGGCGTGGCAATTCGTCAGAAAATGCAGCCATAGCCGCTTGCATTATTGCCTCTAATTGCGCTTTGTCTTTGTGCGTTTTAGTCCAGGTCATTACAACCTCACCATTTGCACGTTTAAGCTGTGATTCACCAATTACCGCAAAGCCAGGTGATCCGATTGTTGATATTTCACCACGTTTAGCCAATTTACTGTGTCGGTGCTCAACCTGGCGCAAGCTCATTCCGTATTTTTCCGCAATCTCACGCAGTTTTAAACCCGCCTCACGTTCAGCGATCAATTGCTCGTCGGTAATCTTTTTTAAACTCATTTTAACATCCTCTTAATTCATAACAACAGCGTACATAATAACCCAAGCGATAACAGGCGGCAACAAAATAACATAAATGTATCTCATTTTATATAAATAGATTCCCAATAAACACGCTGATTAATTGCTGCATCAATTGACTTGAAATTCCTTTGCATCTTTTTACCATTTACGCAAATTGCAGCCCTCCAGCAATCATGTTGTTTTATATATGAAACTCCTGTTATGCCGCTTGAATTACTGGATCTTAACCTATTAGATCCCTTCCTTAAATTATCTGCGTGTTTTATTATTCTAAGATTTTCTATTCTGTCATCTGATTCAAGACCATCAACAACAGGATTTTTATGATCTATAATAAAACCATCTGGAATTTTGCCATTATGCATTTCCCAAACTATAGAGTGTCTATAATACAACTTTCCATTATAACCAATCACAACGTATCCATATTCATTCTTACATCCTGCAATATCCCCAGGCTTAACACCTCCGTTTCTTCCGTTCATCCTTACCTTCCAATAAATAACACCATCTTTGTAATAAAATATATCGCTCCACATAATCACTTAAACCTTTTCTTTTGCTCTTTAGTTTTGTTAATAACTTCTTTATAGTCGATTGTAGTTGGTATTGCTGGAACACGGTGAACACGTCGCGGCTTTTCATCCACATACGCCATTTCATCACCTACAATAATGCACACGTCTTTAATATCGAAATATTGCGCTATTTTGGCGATCCCATCATCAAGACCGCCTTTTTTCGCTAACTCCCAAGTTTCCTTTTACCTTTTGTCACTTTCATAACCGTAAGCCTTTTTAAGTAACTCCATTGCGTCATTCCAAAGTATTTGTGCAATAACCTTTGGATTTTTGCGATCAAGCATAAATAATGATTCTTTAGCCAGCCATTGCGCATCTTTGAAGTATTCGACGTTTACGATTTTCATTTTTGAAATCCTCTTGTTTTCCGTTAAGAACATAATACAAAACCCGCCGTAGCGGGTTTTAACAAAAAGTGCTATTTCACATTAAAAAATCGTGCGCCCTCTCTGCGTTTGTATTGTATCAGGTCGTGCTCAATTTTTCTTTCCCACATGTACAAAGGCGCAACTTTGATTTCGTCAAATGTCATATCCAGGCAGTTTATCAACTCCATTTTATCATCGTTATAACCATGCTTATCAAGTAAGCGAATTGTCATACCGACAAATAAATCCCATTTCATGTGATCGGCTAATCGAATGCTCATTTTAAATACTCCGCGCTTTGGCTCGTTTATTTTTTACGGAAGGGCAAATGTCGCTAATCTTCACATAGTGCGTTTGCTGTTGCTCACCTTCTTCCAATTGGCGCATGATAAAAATTACACTACCTTTATTGTTTCCGCTAACTGGCTCACCTGTCATGCCAGAAATAAACGCTACTCGACCAGTTCTGGAATATTCGCGACCTTCTTCATCCTTCCAGGTTTCACCAGTAATCCAGATAATTTCTGCCGCGTGTTTTTGTGCGTCACTAAACCATGCCGTCGAATTATCAGCGGGAAGCAAAATATCAATCTGATTTCCGTGTTCCATCTGCTCAATTGCTTTTTTGATAAATGGATCTGGATTGCTATATGGTGGATTTAACCAAACGTGCTTATTGCTACCCCACCAACGCTTTAAACAGTTTGTTTCTTTGCTGTAAAACTTATCGCATTTTTTGTTATCTTCCGTTGCGGCTGCATCAAGATCATATTTTCCGTAACGTCCAGCAAGATATTCAACAATTTCATCTGGCGTTTCCCACAAATCGCGCACAACGTCCGGCGTTTTGCTTCCTGCATAACGGTTTCCGCTAACCTTGAACATTGGGTTTTCTCTAACTGGCTGATAATGACCACCTGAACGCAACGCAATATCTGAATATCTGCCGTGTTGCAGTTCATGAAAATACATTTCCTGTGCGAAAGTGTCAATTGTGGTTTTGTCCTGAATATCTTTAGCCATTTTATTTTACCTCGCAAGTTAGAGTGTTCTGATAAACGCCAACTTTAATATCAATTGTGTTTTCATTAACTGTGTAGAAAGCCGTTCCAATTGGCGTAAACAACTTATATTGATTTTTGCTGATATTATCCATTACAACGCCTGTGCTTTTTCCTTGCACAACTTTCATATAGTCGCTTGTAACCTCAAACGCTTCATTTCCGCAAATATATGTTTTGGGTTTATCCATGCAACCGACAAGAGCAAGTGATAAAGCAACTACTGATAACATCTTTTTCATGGTTAATTCTCCGTTTCGTTCTGATGGGTGCATTATGGCGCATTCCGTTGCGCCTGTTTTAACAAAAAGTGCTATTTTGTAGCGTCTGCGATAGCCAATTTTACTTGCTCTACTCCATAGCATACGGCGGCAAATCCTCCGCACTCTCTGACACGTCGCAAGAATTCCTTTTGTTCGTAGCTTACCTTCGTGCCTTTCTTGTTGGCGCGTTTAAGCTCAATGGCTATAAATGAATACTTGCAGCCAATAAAACCAGTCAGAATTAGAATGTCGCTAACTCCCTTCTTCACACCCGCTTGCTTATCCTTTACGGCTGTGCCTATGGTTTTCTTCCCCTCGTTTTTAGTGTGCCAAACAAGCCACATGGGAAACTCATATGTTAGCCATGAATAAGAATCAACCTGGTGCGCTTCCTCCTTCCTATCGTCTGGATCTGATTTGTTGTAATACTCCAGATAATCTCCTTTGTCAGTAACCATCTTTAAAACTCCTTCTGTGCGATCAAATCTTCTTTCTTTGTGTTCTTGCGATGGGTAACACGTTTTGGCGGCAATATTTGCCCAGTATAACTCATGATCTTAATTGCATTTCTGCAAGTGATCATAAAGTTTGCAGCCTGGCGATCTATAACGTGTGTTCTAACCGCCTTTGTCCAAAGCGTTTTACATATCTTGTGTTCTGATTCAGGGAAATATTTTTCGTATGCCCTGAATTCTACGCCGCCACTATCACGCAACGTGTAGCAGAATATTACTCCAGCCTGGTTTTTTGTCAGCGTCACATTAAAATCTAACACGTCGCACCAATCGTTTTTACGGTACATCTTGCCGGATAAGTTATCATTTGGATCGCGTAACTGAACATTACAGCAACGGCATACACGCGCCGCAACGTCATTTTTTGCACCACAACCTTTTACCGTTATTTTCTTTGTGCGGTCATCAATCTGATCATCACACGTTTGAAACGTCCAAAAGTGCTCACAACGATTTCCGTTTTCATCTTCATTAATGCAACGGCGAGCATAGAATGAATTTTCCGTGCCGCAAATCGGGCAAAATTTCGGATCTTTATCCTGCGATTTACGCAACTGGAATTGCGCTTGCTCAAGCATTGGATCGAAATACAAATTACCCATTTCAAACATCGTGCCGGAAAAGTCCAAAACAAGATGATCTGTTTTGTGCATTCCCAAAACTTCTTTGTGGTAAGTCTTTAATTGACGCATACCACGACCCAAAAGCTGAGTTAATAGCGTAAGACTTCCGATCTTGCGCAAAATAACAGAGGTATCCCACGGCGGAACGTTAACGCCAGTTGTTAGAGCCTGAACCTGGAAAATATATTTCACTCGCCCTTCATAGGCATCCTCAAGCCATAAGCGCCGCTGTTTCTCTCCAGTTTTTCCGGTAATAATGTGATATTTCGTGCCAGACGGAAGCGCCGCCGCTGCCTCTTTGCAGTGCCTTTCGTCAGCGCAAGTAACAAGAGCGCACAAGCGGTTTTTCATCACCTCGTGAACCATCTGCATTATTTTCTGCGTCATGGTTCCTGATTGGTGAATCTTGTCACTCATGGCCTTTAATTGCTTCTGGTCATAATCAGCAACGCCAAATTCATGCACTGGCGTAAATTCTGATAAGTCGTAACCCAAATCACCAACATTGCCAAAATAAGTTGGAACAACTGAGCCGAATTTAACCAGGTAATCAGTATCAATGTTTGTTACCTGTTCGCGCCAAAATCCAGGGATTCGCTTATCTTCAACCAATATTGGATCAATTCCCCGATATTCCGATCCTGTCATTCCAAATATGCGCAATTCATGACCGTGAACCTCACGACAACGACGGCGCATTTCAAAAATAATAATTGTGTATTGTGCGCGGCCTGTACCAATCAGCAACGGATTCCCTTCTACTGGTTCCCCTTTCGGCGTCATCATCTGCTCTATGCTTTCGCCGTTTTCATCGGCTTCAACAATATCATTCCAGTTTACTTGATGACATTCATCTATACCTAAAACCTGTGGGACGTAATCACCTAACGCCTTATTCAATCCGCCAATTACAGTACCTTCCGATCCGACAACAATCGGGAAATAAGCGCTCTTGGTATTCAGGCCAGCGCAATAAACGGAATTCGGAACACCAAAGGCGCTAATTTCTTTCGAATCCTGATCGACAATTTCAGACTGACGCGCAAGAAATAAAGCCTTTAATGCCATTTTGCGGCATTGTGACGCAACCATAGCAAACGTAATTGTTTTGCCAGCCGATACAGCCGCTTTAACAAAGAATGGGTGCTCATATCTGCTTATGCGCTTTGCGATCTCAACATACGCAACGCATTGATATTCGTAAGGGACAATATCGCCAACCGTGAATCGTTTCTGGATTTCTCTGATCTTTTCTTCTCCGAGATCGGCGATCTGCTTTTCAATGTTAGGAATCATTTTTTATCCTTTTGACTAAATGCCATTTGCGGAATATCATACACAAACTTAATCAAGTTTTTTAGCAAAAAGTGCTATAGGTGAAAATATGAGCGAAATCAAAATTGCTGCCTCAACTGGCGAAATCGACAAACGCACAATCAATGGTAACAACGGCGTAAGACGTGGTAAAGATCGTAAACGTCGCTCACCTGTTAGCGGTTATCTTGTATTAAAGGAAGAAGTAAGAGCAGGATTAAAAGCACGGCTTGATGAAGTTGTCAACGCTTACGGCGGTTGCGCTGCCCTGGCGCGTGAAATTGGCGTTAACCTTAAAACAGTATGGGGATGGAAAGAGCGCGGAATGATTTCAACTAAAGGCGCTGAACTGATCCAGAAAGATTACCGACGCAAAGGTTTTAACGGCTTCCGCGCTTCATATTGCCGTCCAGATATCAAATTTGATAATAACGGCAAGCCATTAGAGAATCGTTGCAGCAACAGAAAGCTGATGCGATTTGTAACCAAAGAGGAAGCGGAAGCAAGAGGATTTGTCCGGCCTTACGATCCGTTGAGGTCTATGAGTCCAGAAGAACGCGAGAAGGAGAAAGCGCGGCGCAAAGCTGAACGCGAAAAGGCGAAAGAAGAACGGCGCAAAGCAAAGGAAGCCAATCAGAAGAAACGCGTTGTGATTTCCGTCGATAGCACTGATTGCTAAAAATTCCGGCCTGGCATGGTTTATCATCGTGCCAGGTTTTTATTTGGAGGTTGATAAATGCATTATCAAAAAGAAGAAGTGATCCCAAAGATGCGCGGCATGTGGCAAGCGGCATTAATGAAACTTTGCGATATTCCTCAATTAACCTTTAACGGAAAGCATCAATCTTGCCCTTATTGCGGCGGTAAAGATCGCTTTCGTTGGACTGACAAAATCAACGAGAAAGGCGACGGCGGCAACATTTGCAACCAATGCGGGAATGATTCAGGGATCGGATTATTCATGCGAATACGTGGTGAAAATTACAGTGAAGCAATCGACACTCTAGGTGAATGGTTAAACCTGGTTCCGGTTGAGGTTGTAAACAAGGCTAACAAAGCGGCAAAACGTGACTCCGGTTACAATTTCGGATCGCAAGCACCACATGAAAAATGTGTTGAGGTGATGGATAAAACTGAACGCATGGAAATAACAAATCTAAGCGTTTTTGAGGCGTTTTATCCATTAGACGGCGAATCGTATCAAGTTGGCGTAAAAACTCATGACAATGGATATTGCGAGCATATTCACGCTATTCCTTGCCACCTGGTGCATAGCGATGAATTGGATGATGAAATGTGCAATATTCTTTTCGTAAATGAGGAAGGTAAAAGCAGTTTTTACGCTAAGGATTACACACGCGGCGCTGTTGCGGTAACTGGCAAGACTGACAAAACAATTTACCTTTGCGTTGATTGGATTGATGCGCAACACATCCATTTAGCAACTGGGCAAGAGGTATGGGCTTGCTTTTCTGCGTCGAATCTTGAGATTGTTGCATATCGCTACAAAGGTGATCGAAAAATGCGCGTAGTGTGCAAGCCTGATGACAAGGAAACGATAATTGCCGCTGATGATCGCGATTTAGACGTTATGTTGCCTATTAACGGTAAATTCAAAAACGGAATAGAAAGGATGCTTTACAAGGCATCTGACTTATTATAATATTTCTTTGTCACTGCTACTTTCTTTTGTTGCCTTTCAACGCCCCGCTATTCGGGGTTTTTTTATTGCATGTAACATAGCAATATCGCATAATCACTACACTATTTTAAACAAGCAAATGAGGTGAAATTATGGCTTTATATCGTATTGGAACCGCCGCTATGGACGCACAAGGCGTTATTACTGGCACTGGAACAAAATGGCGTGAACCTTTGTCATTAATTCGCACTGGCGCAACCATTGTATTTCTTGAGCAACCAGTTATTCAGCTTGCCGTTATTAGTGAAATTGTTAGCGACACTGAAATGAAGGCTATTAGCACTGATGGCGCTGTTGTTTCTGATGGTAAATATGTGATCCTGTTGAATGACTCGTTAACTGTTGACGGAATGGCGCAAGATGTAGCGGAAACGCTGCGTTATTATCAAAGCAAAGAAACGGTCATTGAGGAAGCTCTTGACTTTTTCAGGAATTTTGATCTGAAAGAATTGCAGGATTTAATCAATAAGGTTCATGCTGATGCCGCACAAGTTGCCGCTGATAAAGTTGCAACCGAACAATTAAAAAATGATACGCAACAGATTAAGGATTCTGCTGTAAATGAAACTCAACAAATTAAAGATGCCGCTGTTAATGAAACGCAACAGATTAAAGATTCCGCTATTGCTGAAACCAATCAGATTAAGGCAGACACGGACGCAATAAAAAACCAAACGCAACAGATTAAAGATTCTGCCGTTACTGAGATAACCGGAATTAAAAATGAAGCATTAGACGCGCGTGATGAAGCTGAAAACGCACAATTAGCCGCAGAGCAATCAAAGGTTGGTGCTGATAATGCAAAGTCTGGCGCTGAAACTGCGCGTGATGAAGCTCGCCAATGGGCGCAACAGGTTAATCCAGACAATATGTTGCATAAAGATCAGAATCTTAATGATATAGCAAACATTGAAGAAGCGAGGGCAAATTTAAAAGTTCCATCAATATCTGAAGCATTCCTAAAGAAAGATAATCTTGATGGTATCGCGGATCGCGCTGCGGCATGGCTTAACGTTCGGCCTATAGGACCAACTCCTCTAGCTGGTGACCCAGTTAACGATTATGATGCCACAACAGTGCGATGGGTGGAAAATAGAATAAATTCTGGGATTCTTGGCCCAACTATGAATGGCGTTATGAATTATGGTGTGGGTGATTTTCACCTAAGAGATTCACGAGCATATATACAGCCGTATGAGATAACATCTGACGGACAACTACTATCAAGAGAAGATTATCCAGAGTTATGGTCTTATGCACAACTATTAAGCCCGATTAGTGATTCTGATTGGCTTGCTGATGTAGAAAAAAGGGGCAGATATTCTACAGGCGACGGAACTACAACTTTCCGTGTACCTGATAGAAACGGTGTTCAACCTGGATCAGTTACAAGCCTTTTCGGTCGTGGTGATGGTGGTACTTCATCAGAAGATGGGCGTATTTATCAAGCGGCTGCACCAAATATAATCGGTACATTTGCTAATGATACTAGTGGTAAAGTATGGATGCCATCCCCTAGAACTGTATCTGGAGCTTTCGGATATGCATCTTCTACAGAGGAAACATTTTTACCGAATGATGGGACTTTTGGTAGAATACGTAATAATGCTACAACTAATTTTAACGCAGAAAGAAGCGATTCTGTATATGGCAGATATGCTATTTCAAACAACATAATTCCTAAAAACTTTGTTGGTGTTTGGGTTATTCGAGCATTTGGCGGATTTATTGCTGCTAATACTTCATGGAGCGTTATTAATGGTGATAAAGAATTGCCACAACAGGGAACTTTTGTTACTGGAGGTAAGATTCAATCTAAATATAAAGTTGGAACTGCTGACAACTTTAGCGCTGATTTTTATGCATCGCAAACAATAGGAAATGGGATAACCGAAGCAAAAATAAGTGCTGTTGGTGATAATACATCTGTTATGATTTTTGGATCTGATGGAAACCTTACTATTCCAGGCAATGCGCTTTCAAGGGCTTTTTATGGTACTGGTGGTTCCGATGTTGCGGCTGTGCAAAAACTTGCAGATCAGCAAACAAATGATTCATACAAAATTAACCAGCTTTCCTATCTGGCAAATTCAAATTGCGGTGTAACAAACTACATCATTACCGCTGTTGATGGTATTACATATTACTCTTGGCAACTTACAAAATCGAATGGCTCAAGTTTGAGTTATTCAATTAGGGATGACGGCATAATGAATACGCCGCTAGGAGTGGTGGCAATTCAGGGGTCTGACGTTAGGATTAAAGATCGCTTTGAAAAACCAAAGGTCGGTGCGTGGGATCGAGTTAAGCAGATTGGTGTAATGGAGTTTTCATATAAGGGAAATAATGTTTTGCAGCGTGGTTATCTTGCGCAACAAATGGCTGAAATAGATGATACTTACGTTTTCTTTGGCGGCACTGCAACAGATGAAAATGGTGATGAATTCGAAATCATGAACGTTAATGATCGCGCTGTTGTTTCTGATCTTATTGTTGTGATTCAAGAGTTACAAAAAGACAATGAGGAAATGAAAGAAGAAATTACTGAAATGAAAACCGCAATGGCTGAAATGAAAGCAATGCTTGTTCAGCTTACTAAGTAATAAAAAACCCCGCATTGCGGGGTTTTATTTTATCAGAATGGGATATCGTCGTCGAAATCAATTGGAGGCTCGTTGTTTTGTGGTGCTTGTTGTTTCTGTTGTGGCTGTTGCTGAGTAGGTCGTTGCTGTTGTGGCGCTTTCCCTTCTCCGCGCTGGCTGAATAAAAGATTAGGCCAACCCGCCGCCGTCAATGTGTTATAAACCTGCCCGTTGTATTCCTGGCTATCAATGCGCAACTGATCGCATGATACAGAAATAACTTTACCCTGCTGAAATGCTTCACGATACCAATTATTCATTCCCTCGCTTTTTGCATTAAAGAAGAATTTGTAATTGGTGTATTGTCTGTTACCTTCTCGATCTTTATATGATTCTGAAAGATCAACAATATAAAGCGTGCCGTTTTGCCCTTGATTAACAAAAGGCTCTTTGCGAATTTCTCCGGTGATAACGTGCATTTTATTTCCTTATCGGGGCGTTATCGCCCCGCGATAAATTATTCAAAGTCAGTGATAGATTGTGATTTTACTTCCTGTTGCGGTTCCTTTTCAACCTTTTCATTCTTTGCAACATTCGCCGCTGGTTCAGCCGGATTAAAACCGCGAGCCTTTCCGATTTCCATTTTAGCTTTCAGCTTGTCGTAATGTTCTTTAATGATTCGGCGGTTTGCTGCGTCAGATTGCTTGTAAGCAGTTTTAAACGTTTCTTGCAAGTCTGTAAGGTTATCGCAAGCATCAAGATCTTTTTTCCAATCCTGCGCGTTTTTGGTGGCAAGATTTGCGTCATCGTCAGCCGTTGCCAGGCCAAGAGCCGTGCAAAGAGCATAACGTCTCGCATAGCTGTTTGTTGAGCCGCCGCCTTGTGGATCTAATTTCTGCATTGGCAACGTGAAACTATATTCAACCCATTCATTTGATTCAACGTGAATGAAGCGAGTTAAAACCGTCATTGATTTCAAATCTTCGCCAACTTTCTGATCTTGAGTAAGGAATAAACCCTTATCAGTAAGGCCAGGCATAATAGCATCAAGAACGCTGTCAAGAGTTGCATATTTATTTTTCAGGTGCGTGTTTTGCTTATCCTTTTTTACTTTGGTGAATAATTGACGCGCCTCAAACAATGCCTTAATTACGTTTGCGTTTTGTTCGGAAAATTTCATTTCATTGGCTCCGGTTTAATAATGGCGGCTTGCGCCGCCATGTTAATTAATACTTTTCTTTGTTCTCGTTGTGATAATCAATCAAATTCTGGATCATGATTTCACTTGCCTGATTAATCATCTTGCGATGTTCTTCGTTATTTTCCATTTGAAGAACCGTTAACACAACGTTATCAATCAAATATGCAACCTTGCGAACATATTCAAGAGTTTCCGGTGATTCGCTTGGATCAATTACGCGCAAGAACTGGCGTTGCATAATTCCTAATGCGTTTACAAATCCGCCTACGTGATCGCGTACATCTTGAATGTCTTGTTCATTGAATTGCTGTTCCATTTTTATTTCCTCTCTCTCGTTGGTTGATGCGTGTAGTATACCACGCATCTAATGGCTTTTTTAGCAAAAAGTGCTATTTATAAAAAACCTTTGTATTGACGACGAACCCAATCAGGCGTTTGAAGATCAATTTCAGGCTCTCCGTTTGCGTATGAAGGCCAAACGTCATTTTCCTGGCATTCTGCAAACTGGTTTATCACACTCATGTATTGAAGCCGTCCGATCTTCAATTGTTCATCCGTCATGCGGTATGCAATAGGTAAATAAGGCTCTTTCTTTTCCTGCGCCAGCAATCTGACTACTACGGGGCGCGTTTCTTCTGGATACGCTTTCTTGAATAGGTCATGCTGCAATGCCATTTTCAAGTAGTAACCATGATTAAATGCCAGCCGTGAAAACTCCGTTGGGTTAGCGCTTGACGTTGTTTTGTAATCAGTGATCACAATCGCTTCATCAAATCGCGTTGTTTCATAAACCGGATTCCCTTCACCGTCATAGCCGGAAATCACCGTTGCAAGCACATCCTTGCAAATATCAACATGGTCAAGCCTTACTTTGACTTTCACGCCTTTTATAGTGCCGAAAATTGATAGCTCGCGTTGTGCTGTTGGGCTATTCATACAAGCGTTGTGTTCAGGTATGCTTTCCAGTACGCGGCGCATGGTAACGCAAGCGTCGTAATCTTTAGCAGGAACCAATTCAACGTTATCCGCTCGCGCCTCGCTTTCTGCGATCATTTCAATCAGCCACTGAACATTAAGATCCTCACCACAATCAACCATCATTTTTATCAGGTCTGGATAAGTTTTCCCGCTTGTACCAGTCAGGCCAAAAGATTTTAACTTGCTGGCTAATGCCGTTTGGCTTGTGATTAAGTTTTCGTAATCTTCCGGCGCTGGCGCTCGGCGGTACTCTTTTGCGAACAACTCACTGCTTTGAAAGTTGGTATGTGACTGCGTACCGAAAACAAGCGCTTTGCTTTCCTCGCGTGGTCTGTATTTCCATGCTGCCGGACAACTTGCAAAGATTTCTGCCAGGCTTGAACCGCTAACGTATTCAGCCGCCCAACCTTTAGGATCGTGATATTTATCATTGGTTAACTGGTCAAAGGTGTAAACTTTAAAATCGCTCATTTTGTCATCCCCTCGTTGGTATGCCTGCATTATATGTCTTTGTTGCATGTAGTCAATACCCTTTAAGTGTTCTTTTTGTTTTGCATACGTTTACAACTAGCATTGACAACAAAATCACATCGTAAATTTATGATTTTACTAATTGTTGTTTTTGTGTTCCATTGTTCACGCATTTGCGCCGCATACCATATATAAATACATACCATGTGATATATAACCATCAACCAATACAAAACACACAACCACCACAAACCATATAGAACAATAGAAACAATAATAATACAAATAGATATATATAATAATAATTAAACTCTAAGTGTATGTATTATATAGATATTTAATTTGTTCTTTTTGTTATCAAGACGTTTTCAATTTTACGCCGTATTCGGTTGCGAACATCGTGGAACAAAAGAAAACAAAATGCCCCGACCGTTAAGCCAGGGCATTGATTTACCTCCTTTTTATGCTTTGAATAGCAGTATTGTTAATACTGGAACCGCGTTAGCGTGATTCAGGTTGCCACCATATGAAAGCGTTGTTGCGTTACCCGCTGGCAACAGAAGGTATCCACTTGAACCGCCATGCATAGCCGTAGCTTGAACGTCAGCCAAGCGACCGCCATATGATGAATCAACCCAAACAGTACCACCGCCCCACGTACCGCCTGAATAGGTATAGCCATGCAAACCAACATAAGGAATCACAAGGTGTCTGTTGTAGTTTACTGCCGGAATGTGAACCGATCCGTTAAACCCAAGAACAACAGCCTTTGCAACGTCGCCCTCGATTTTTTCAGCGTAAACAGTACCCCTAAACCAACCATCAGTAGCGTAAACGTTACCAGTGAATGATCCGGCGTTTGCGTACACTGTACCCCTTACCGTTACCTGGTTAAATTCAGCATAACCATTCTTATTAATCATCCATCCAGCCGCGCCGCTGCTCCAGTTGTTAGAGTTAATCTGATCCGCAATCTGAGCGTTACCAATAGAGCCATTTTTCACAAGTAAGCTGTTGATAAACACCTGATTATTCTCAACAACAAACGGCAATGTAAAGGCTCCGCTCTGTTGGTTGTTTATGATCGCAAATCTTCCGGCATCAAACAGGAATTGTGATTTAACTCCGCCACCATCAGCGACAAGAGAAAGAGCCATACCTGCGCTATATTCCTGCCCGTTATACCTGATCCCCAACTTAACGCCGTACATCGCACCAACGCTTGTACCGTTAACCCATGAATCAAGTTTCTGGTTAACCGCTGATTGGGTATCACCAATTTGAGTTGATAACGCCCTATCCGCTGACGCTCGCGCTTCCGCTTCATTGGTAATTGCCTTGTTAACATCAGTTATCTGCGCTTTGATATCCTGCTTAACACCATCAATTTCACTCTCAAATGTGGCTGTAAGCTGATCAATCCTTTGGCTAATGGTTTCTGTGCTGTTAGCAATAACCTCTCTCAATTCGCTATTTTGAGCCGTTAATTTCTCGTCAAATTGCGCACTCATTTGAGTGACCTGTGTTACCCTAGCTTCTGTTTCGTCTGCAATGAGTTTCAGCGATTGCAAGAACTCCGCTTTACGCTTGCCGTTTTCAACTCGCATACGTCGAACATCTTTATCATTAGCTAATGCGTTTTCAATCACTGATTCCGCTGTGCTGTGGATCTTATCATTGGCCTTTATTGCGTTTTCCTGCAACCACTTATAGCCATCAGAATTTTCAATATCGACCTTAATATGATCCGTGATAATGCTCGTATCGTCGGAAGCCATGCCGCGCACAAAATCAGTCCAATCAGAAACGTTACCGATTTTGTCAACTGCCCTTGCCTTGTACCAGACAACATGACCCGCTGGCAGTATTGAATGCCAATACTCATATTGCGGGAACGGTATCAGCGTTAAGAGCGTTGCTTCATCAACAATAGGATGACCATCAGAACCGTTTGGCGCTTGATGCAACTCAATATATGCCGTGTCTCCGCTTCCTTCTGGCATACCCCATTTTACGCGAATTCCGAAAACTTCATTGTCAGACGCAGTAAGGTTAATTGGCCTTTCCGGTTCGCCAACCTTGCCAGTTAATCCGGCGCTTACAATGGCTGACCATCCAGACGCTGAACCATTAGCTGCAACAGATCTAACCCTTACGTGATAGTTACCCGCGTAAATTCCTTCAACTTCCGTTTCCTTGTTGGCTGTGCGCGGCGTGTTGTTCCAGTTGCCATTGTCTTTTCTCCACTGCATTTCATAAAGGCTTGCATATTCAACCTTATCCCATGAAACATGCATTGTTTCCACGCTCGTGCCCTGGACAACTCGCGAATAAGATTCGATCTTGACGTTTTTCGGTGCTGGCAAAATGTCAGGCTGCACGATTGAAGTCGGACGGTCATCAATGTTTACGCCATAATCAATTTCATCGTATTTGTTCGGATCGTATTCAACAGCCGTTATGTTGTAGGTAAATTCTTCATCACCGTCACCATTAGTGATTCCTGTTACAACATATCGTTGCTGTGCAATATCGGTTCGCTCAATTGCAAAAATGGTATCCGGCTGAACGTCAAAACCAAATGTCGTGTTTAGCGTTAGCGTTTTACCGTCATCACTCACACGCGCAATGGTTCTACCAACTGGCTTACCATCCGGCTTATTTACCAGAATTCGATCACCTGCTCTTGCGTCTACCTTAAACGGCGTGAACACCTGCAACCCGCTAACCTCCATCACGCGACCTGATAGATTCAGCGTTAGAGCGCTTGACCAAAAGTTATCAGATACAACAATCACATCGCCTACTGTTGGGATCATACCTTCCAGACCTGTAGCAAAGTTTACCGTTGTGCTCTTGACGTTGGTTTTTAAAATCCATCGCCCACGGCGGTTGGCTTCGCTGCGTCGTGTGCATCCAATCGCAGTAATTGACGTGCTGTTATAGCCAAAGCGTAACGCCGCCTCCGTTTCGAAAACTCCCTCAACATCCTGTTGATACATGTTTTGTTCGTCGTCGAAAGTCACGTTGCATTGCGTGTACATGCTTTTTTCGCTGGCAAACGTGTAAGTGAATTCACCGTTAACAACGTTGTCATTAGTAAAGATGTATGACGCATCGCGAGGCTTATCGATCACGATTGAAAGGCTCTCACCATTCCAAAAGCTCATGCCACGGAAGATTGAACAAATATCACGCACAAGCTGATACGCTTCTACCTGGCTCTGGATCACAACGTCGCATAGATAGCGCGGCTCTGTTCCACCATTGCCATCTGGAACCATCTGATCGCAATATTGCGCACATTCGTAAATACTCCACTTATCAATCGCAATGCCTAATTCTCGTTGGTCGAGTCCGTAACGCTGATTGGTGATTAAATCATACAGAACAAAAGCAGGGTTATTGCTCCATGCCTTTTTCCAAGTTCCATCCCAAGAGCCTGAATATGTGCGGCTAATCGGATCGTAATTAGACGGAACATTAATGATTTTCCATTTCTTTTTAATGCTTATATTCGGCAAATCATTAGGGAATAATTCACTGTCAAACTCAACGTAAACTAAACCAGTCAGGGGATAACGAAACTTAGCGTCTACTACTTCTGCGTAGCTCTGCATCTTAATCAAATCCGTAACCCTTGCTGACGTGCTATCTGTCATGCGACGGACGCGCAATAAAACACGATCATTGAAAGCAGGTAAATCAATTCTGCGGCTTCTGTCGTAACCGCTCATTGTTTTACCTTCAATTACATCATGCAAAACCTCTTTATATTCAGCACCATCAACAGCCATATCAACAGCATATTCAACGCGAACGCCTGTTAGATCTCCGTTATCTTCCTGAGTAACCCCGCGAGGCATTAAAATTTTAATACGGATCGCAGAAATGTTTTTATTGGTAACAGAAATAATATAAGGCGTTGCGGCTGTCAGATCGCGAGCAACCGTAACTTCGCTGGCTGTATCAGTAAAGCCCTGAATATAATCCTGCGTTTGCGTCCCTGGTCTGAATTCTGCCTTAACATTCTGAAAGTTTAGTGAACCATCCTGATTCATAACCGGAACGTCATCAAAATATAAATCTTTCAATGAAAAGTTTGGATCAACTTCACCATCAGAAACGGCTAAAAGAATTCTGATCCTGTTGATTGAAATTAGGTTATCTTCCATTTCAACAGGTGTATGAGGCTTTGAAGAACCGCCCTTACTGCCAGTTATCATATTTTTGATCATAGCTTTTAACCTTTTATGCTATTTAAACGTGCTGCCATTGTACATGTAACAAAAAACCCGCGCAACGGCGGGTTTATATAATTAAAGTTTATCTTCTGCGTATGAGCCAGCACTGAATACAGCGCCGCCAACCGTTCTATAACCATATGGCAAACATACCGGATAACCTGCCGCCGTAGTATTAACAGCACCACCAAACGCATATGATGGTTTATTTGCTGCGCTTTGGCTCTCCATCCTCATTCCTCCTTGTTGTGGGCTAATCATCTGCATTACTCCGCCAAGAACCATAGCACCGCCCATCATAAAAGCCGATGAAGAAAAAGCCCCCATTGCAGCAAGTGAAGCGCCACCAGTATAGAATGCAGCAACCATAATTACAGCTCCTAATACAACTTGAAATAAACCTCCAGATTTTGAACCGGTTGGAACTGGAACAATCCTAACCTCACGAGCGCAACGCCATGCGCTATCATTATTCAGGCCAACATTTTTACCATCAACGAAAATTGCAAATTTCATCTTTGATCCGATTTCACTTTGCATAAATTCTTTGAATCCTTCAACCTGGCTTGATAATGCCCTTACGCATTCAGGCCAACTCTCAACGGCGTATTTATGGAAAACACCAAAGCGGCGACCTAATGAGCCTGATAATTTTACGTTGATAACCTTATTCATTTTTCAGATCCTTATGTCTGCAAATCATTGTTGTGTGTTCCTGATACCATCCAGAATATAAATCAACTCGCGACAACTTGCCGAATGCATGATGCAATAGTTGATTGTTGCCTAAATAAATTCCGGCGTGGTTCCATACTGGCGCTTGCAACTGCATTATGATCATATCACCTGGCTTTGGTGGCTCTCCTGTTTCTATAAAACCTTCTTTCAAGTAATTATCTTGATAAAGGTTTTCACCATGTTCCGGCTTCCACCATTCATACGGCTTGCGAAAATCATTCAGGATCACGCCTTGCTCTTTATGCCAGGCCATAATAAGCCCCCAACAATCATAAGCGCCAAGCGACCAGGGGCGACCAATCAAAGGTCGTGATTGTGGCTCTATGATTCTCATGTCTCCTTCTGGTATCGAAACTATAACCCAAGAAACACCAGTTTCATCACACATGCACAAATCGTGTGCGCTAGGGATTGTGGTTGCTCCCTCCCCTGTATGGCTATGAACTATCGCGATGATATCTGCTCCGCCGTCCTCAACTTCTGCATATTGTTCCGCGTCCATTTCAAAATGCTTTTCCGGCTCCTTGCTTACGTTGTCGATCCGGTGATATTTCTGTACGCGTGATTTTTGAGTTACCAGGCCGCAACATTCATTAGGATAAACGTCATTTGCATGGCGCATAATTTCAAGTTTAATTTTTGCGTTAATCATTGATTTTTCCTCAATAGTGATGCAACTGCGCAACCGCCGAAATCTAATTCATTTTGAGCGCCAAAGCGCAATTTACAAGCTGTCACTGTTCCGGCGCAATAATCCTTGCTCGGATCTGTTACCGGATTATTATCTTTATCGAACATTGCCGATCCGTTATATCCGCAACCTTTCCCGCTTCTATACCATCCCATTTGCGCCCAATAACAAACGCTTTGCGTGAGTCGTGGCGGGATCATGATTCCGTCCATGTCATAAGGTGATGTTAATTCAAAACGTGCAACCGTCTGATTAACAAAATTCGGACGCTCAATATAATAAACCAACTTTCTATATGCGCCGTCCTCCACGTTTCCTTCTTCATCAATTAAATCAGCCGATGTAACCCAAATTGTTACTTTGGCTTGCATCATTCCATTATATGATCTGATTAATGCAGATACGCGGCTATCTAAATTTGAAAGCGCTAATTGTGGTTTCTCTGCCTTTCCGTTACTTGTAAAGCCAATACCAGTAATCCCAAAAGGCCGCGCCCCGTAAACCTCGCCACGAAATTTAATATCTTTCGGCGGCAATATTCCAGTTTCACGCGCTTGCATTAATTCCTCTGGAGTGTACGCGATATTTTCAGCATGAAAGCGGTAAACCTGCGCACCAAATTTTGTGCCGTCAACCTCAACAAGCGTAATTATTTCACCAGGGAAAAGCGATTGCAGACAATTTTCAAAAGTCTTTTTGATCTGTTTTTCAGCCATATTATATGCCCTCCAATAAAGCACCATTATAGACACAATAAAAAAGCCGCACAATGGCGGCTTTGATTTATCGCATGGATGTAAATTCTTCCGTAAAAGTTGCTTTGACTTCCTGAGCGGTTGGGCTTATTGGCGTTAGCCCTACCGTTCCAGCTTTAACCGTAAACAAACCTAAATCACCATCCGGCATCCTCCACAAGAAAGGCTTTAATCTGTGATCCGTCATGAACGCTTTCACTTTTTTATAATCAGTTCCAGCGTAAACAATAGAAAACTCCCTCCGCTCCGTGTTAAATCCAGAAGATGCCTTTTGGCGATAACCGTTACCAAAAACAACTTCCCTGTCGTTATTGGTAGTTGTCATTACACCGCCGCCGCTCTGAATCTGCGTACACCAGGTAAATTCATCTAACATTAAGCCCTCCCATGAACAAAATTATAAACCTCGCCACCTTGCGAGCATGAACGTTGAATCATTTCGGTGAAAATCATCTTAATACCAGTTTCCATCCCTTTTGGATCTTGACCGTTGTCAATGTTAACGTTGATATCACCAAATGCAAATTGCGATGCACCGCGATTGATGCCAGCGCCGCCAGTTGTCACGCTTCCTACTTGACCGCCGTTTGCATAACCTCGCATCATGCGATACAGGTTTTTGGCTCCGATCCTTTGCGTTGCCTCTTTGGTAAAAACAAACTCACCTTTATGAACAACTCCAGCCGGATCATATTTGCCACCGTCGCCAGTATAACCGCCGCCAGAAAAACCAGCACCGCTTAAAAGGCTTCCAAGCGTCCATGTTGAGCCGCCCATCATGCCGGAAATGCTATTGAAGATAACCATCTTTGTGATCATCTGAACAATAAGGCTAATGATCGATTTTGCAAAGTCTTTAAAGTTGGCTTGTCCAGTAGTCAAAAAATCAGCCATTTGTTGCGATAGGCCGTTTAGCGCCTGGCTCGCAATGTTGCCGATATTATCATACATGTTCATTGCTTCCTCGCCATACTCCGCAAAGGCATTTTTAGCGCCAGCTAACCAATCAGCGCGTTTATCATCTTCCTCTTTATAGCGGTTGTCTAAGGCATCCATCATGGCTTTAAGTTGCGGATCTCCTTCCTTGCCTCCTTTGGCAAGATAATCAGCCTCAACCTTTGCACGTTCCGCCGCTCTTGCTGCTTCACGTTCACTTAACCCTCTGGTTTTGGCTAGTGCTTCTGTTGCTGCTTTCTGCTGCTGGATAAACTTGATTGAGCTATCTTGCAACTGATTAAGGCGCGTTTGTGCAACAATCTGATCTCCTAAAATAGCTTTTTGTTCAGCCATCGCTAGGATCTTATCTTTGTTGGCTAAAATGCTTTTTTCTTCATCAGTAAGTTGCCGTTTTGTTGAGGCTTCTTGCAAAATCTGAATTTTAGCTTGTTCAGCCCATAAAGATTTACGTTGCTGGCTTATGGTATCTGTGATCGTCTTGTGCTCTTTCAAAACTCTTAATTGAGTTTCTAACGCCAGGATATCACGCTGATATTGTTCTTCCAGCTTATCGCCAGCCGATACCTTAACTTTTTCAGCCTTTTGCTTTTTATCGCGTTTGGCTAATTCCTCGGCTTCCTTCCTGATATTATCCTTTGTTTTAGTAGCATATTGCTGTTCAACCGCCGCACGATTTTTTATCATGTCAATGTAACCCTGCTCGCCTTTTTTGACTCGCTCGTTACGTTCGGCAATTGATTTTAATAGCTCTTTGTTTTGCTCTTTTGATTTATTAATGATCTGTTGCTGCTGTGCAATTACTGAATCACCAACTCCATCAAGACCAGGTATTTTTTGCATAGCCTTTGTTGCAGACACGATAAACTCACCAATGAGAATATCACCCTGATTAAGCAAGTAACGAACCTGCTCAACGGTTCCGGCTACAACGTCAATAATCAGGTTAAGCGCCGCCAGCGTGTGATCTCCAACCCAACCCCATGCATCTGACGCCCATTTTTTAATGTTCGTCCACATCTTTTCTAATGGCGTTGCGGAGTCTGCCAGTTTAGCTAATCTCTGATCCATAACATCAGCAAATAACTTTGTCGCCGCCGTCACTGCTTCCGTTTTTCCTTTCGTTTCCTCCAGGTCTGCAATATAAGTTAACTGCCCTTCGCTTAAAAAGTTGAATTGCTCGTTTAGCTCTGCAAGACCTTTAACCGGATCGCCAGCAATCTTATTAAAGTAATCGGTTATCTTGTCGCTTGATTCACCCGTTACCGTTGACCACTGAGCGGTAGTCTTTGTGATCGATTTAATCTGATCAATCGTGAATTTGCCGGATTTTGCAAGCTCTGTTGCGATGGATCGGATGCTTCCTATCGTCGCATCAGTGCTGTTATTAATGTCCTGCGCCAGCTTATCGAACTGTGCGCCGCTTGTGCCAGCATAGCCACCAGTCAGCACCAACGCCTCTTGCAAGTCACGTTGCGACTTATACGCATCATAACCAGCCTTAACAAGAGCACCCATTGAAACGGCTAATGCGGCAAGGCCAACGTTTACCGGATTCAGAAACGACAACAGCACTTTAAACGTATTACCAACGCCGCCGAAAGAATCTTTAATCTGTCCACCCTGCTGGATTGCAACCAACCAAACAGGCATACCGGAAGCCAGCGACGTTACAACGTCAGTGATCTGAGCCGGAAGCATTCGCATTGCCTGGTTATATTGCCCTGCGCTAATTCCGGTTAAATTCATCTGTTTTTCTTGCGCTTTAAGCTGTGCAATGAATGGCGCTGCCTGAGCACTTACGCCAAGTTGCGCCGCTTTCATTTCCAGTAATTCGGCTTTTGTTTTGCCAAGAGCGGCTGCTTGCGATTCCAGATCCGCAAGGAAAGTTTTTCCGGCTAACGCTGCTTTATCTTTGGCTTTTGATTCCTCAAGTGCTGCGCGGCCTTCTTCCGTTAACGCCTTTTTATTACGCTCCAGCTTACTGATCTGAGTTTCCAGCATACTCCCCAACTGGAAAAACGTTTCATCGGGAACAAGGCCCTTTTGCCATAGCTTATCAAGATCTCTTGCTGCCTGAGATAGCTTGCGCATTTTCGCCGCTGTCGGATCAACAGTGTCCTGAATGCGTTTAAATTCACGGCTCTGTTTCGCCAATTCATCAGCTAATTGTTTTGCTCTTTGCTTTGCAATTTCTTCCTCATTAACAAAGCTCTCAACGCCTTTCTTTGCTTCGTCGTTTGCTTTTTTAAAGTCCTGCAATGACTTTACAGCCCTGTTTAACTGCTCGACGTTAACGCCAAGTGTTAAACCTGCAAATTGTTCAGCCATATATTTTACCCTCATAAAAAAAGCGCCCGTAGGCGCTTTATTTGTTATTTGCTTGCATCATTTCCAGTGCTTTTTGTTCCATGATGCGCAAGTCATTTAAGGCCATTTCTTCATCGTCTATTTTATAGATTCTGAATAACATAGGCAAAACATTATAATCAAAACCGTAAGCACCAGCGCCAGCACTACGCCACTGTGTACCCATCGCGCAAAATATATCCCATGATTGCATCATACTTTCATCAAATATGACCTCTGGCGGATCTTCTCCTTCATAGTCTGCGCGTGTTAATCCTACGGCTTGCAATTCTGCGTCTGTCGGCGGTTTCTGATAATACAGATAAACCGCCCGTTTTAGTTTTTTACGCGTTGCCCTGCCAGCGCACTTAAATAAGATCCCATAAGAGCCAGCGCCGCGCCAGGATAATAATCAACTAACAGTTGCGCGTTTTCTTCGTTGAATTCTTCCTCCAGATCCCAACCCACGGCAACATTCATGATGAATTCAGGATCTTTAATACCTTCTTTCTGGTAAAGCTCTTGAATCTCGCTGGCCTTTTTATGCTTAACGGTAAACACAATTTTTTGCTCGTTACCATCCGGCAATACAAATTTAACTGGAAGTTTGAAATCTGGAAGCGGGGCAAGAGTCAATTTCATTTTAGCCATTGTCATTTCTCCTGAGTGGTTAAATATTGAGGTGATATTACATCAAATAAAAAAGGGACGCAATGCGCCCCTTAATATTAATCCTGGTTAGCAGGGAGGAAAGTAAAGCGACCTTTCAGGGACACCGACAAAGAAACGGTTTCCATTTCGTTTACCGCCGTTTGTGGGATCTCGTTGAAGGAAAGCACACCTGCCCAAAGGCGCATTTCTTTCGCTTTTGGTACATACATGCGCAATGCTTTAACGTCGCCGGATTCGTCAGCCTTACGCAATAGCGGATAAATCGGGTTATCGTATTCATGCGCAAATGTGTAAGTCAGTGATACCGCGCTTTTATAGGTTGGTAACTGCTGCTCCTGGTCATCGTTCAAGCACTGGTAATTGTAATACTGTTGCTCGCCGCCGTCCTGCCCCAAGTCCTGTACGCATGGGATCTCTGTCCAACCGTTTATTTTCGCAAAGCTCGCAGTTACAGATCCAGCCGGAAAAACGTTAGTATCGGTTGTGTCGATACCTTCAACAGTAACCTTAGTTGATTCAGCCGCCGTCACACGCAGAACGCGATCAAGCAATTTACCCCAACTTGAGGAGGTAACGATAATGTAATCACCTTTCTGGAATCCATCACCGCCGCTTTCAAGCGTAAATTCCGGTTTTGTTGCATTGCTTACGTTGGTTGCGCTTACTGACACGCCGCGCGTGTTTTCAATAAAAATCTGTGATCCGTTAGGTAAGTGCATAATAGCCCCCTTTATTAACCATCATAACGAACATAAAAACGTACTGGATAAAACCAGCCTGATTCTGATTTCTGAACTGGATGCACTTTTGCACCTTCTGAAATATAACCATTCGCAAGCATTTTACCATCTTCAAAGAAATCAGCAATATTTTTTGCCAGCTTGCGAGCCTTATCAATTCCTGAGCCTGGCGGGAATTCAATTCCGATCTGAACCATTCCAATATAGCTAATGCATTTCCTTTTCAGATCATTTTACCATCTTCAAAGAAATCAGCAATATTTTTTGCCAGCTTGCGAGCCTTATCAATTCCTGAGCCTGGCGGGAATTCAATTCCGATCTGAACCATTCCAATATAGCTAATGCATTTCCTTTTCAGATCATGAATTATTGTATCTGCTTCTTTGTAGTCATATTTAAGCCAAATGCCTCCGCCTTTTGGTGGAGTAAATTCAACGTTTTCATAAGCGATCATATATTCGCTTTCGTATTCTTGAGCCAGCGCCATTCTTGCCGCAACAGATAATTCATAGTGCATTTTTCTTTCTCGCCTCCCTTATCGCTTCCGCCATGTAAGAGCGCAACCGGATCGCAACGATACCAAATACACCCGCTGGCGCTTGCTTTGAATGACCATATTCAAGAGCATTAGCGTAAATCAGCATATTGGAAAAGTATATTGATTTAATAGCGCCGCCGCCATGCAATAAAGCATAAAGCGTCCTGCGACCTTCCGCCTTTGTTTTCTCACCATCAGGATCATATTGATTGAGCGCGTAAAGAGGCGGCTTGTTTGCTGTGATCTGCATACTGGCTTTGAATCTGCCTGTGTCCACTGGCGCAATATCAACTAATGCGCCGTGAACCTTTTCACCAAAAATCTGAATCACATCATTCAATCCGCTTTCTACTTGCTCGATCCATTTGTCAACATTGCCATGAAATTCTCGGATCGAATAGTCAGCCATGAACCGAAATCCTCCGCATTATTGGACGGTAAGCAACGGTAATGCTTGTTGGTCTGATTGGTCTTGTTTCAACCATAACATAACGCTCTCCGTCTATATCAATCTGATATCCGTTTTTAAGCTCTACATCAGCATTAAAAATGCCTAACTTGTCGGTAACTCTAATTACCTCTCCGTCAACTTCTCGCGTCCGTGGTTTTCTCACAAGACCTTTAATCTTCACCTTTATTTCAGGTTTTTCAACCTCAATACCGCCAACAATTTCAACGCTTCCAGGTTGAGTAATGCAATCAAATTCACCAGTTTCATCGCTAAAAAAATTAATTCCAGCCGATGCCATAGATCTGATTTGTTCATAATTCATCGTGAGCACCTCCGATGAAATGCAGTTGTAAGGCCAAATCCGCCGCCTTTTTTCTTGTTGAGAACTTCGTACATTTTACCCCACGGAGTTTGGCGCAACGTGTTACCGCTTGTGTCGTCGCTAACTTTGCTGAACGTTTGCGAAAACTCACCAGTCAGGGAAAATGATGCTATACGATGCGAGTAGCTTTCTACGCTCTCACTTTCCTGTTTCATAGCTCCGTCAAGAGTCATCAGGTGCAAAGTGTAAAGAGCAACAGCGCGGAAATATTTGTCTTTGAAATGCTTTTCGCAAACGAAATCTTTAGCCAGTTCAATCCATGCCTGAATCAATTCAGGATCAACTTTTTTGAACGCTGGCGCGATTTTATAAATTTGCTCTAGGATCTCAATATCACCATAAATTTCATCAACCATAATAACCCCCATAATAAAAAAGGCGCTACATGAGCGCCTTTTCTAATTAATACTCGCCGCCGTCCTCAAGCTCTTTTTTTGTCTTGCCTTCGTTCGGATCTTTTTTGCGCTTGCTCTTAAACGCTTCAACGATTTCAGCATTGAGATCGCTGTTATCTTTGATTGTTAGCTTACCTTCTGCCATAAGTGCTTTAGTGCCTTGACGCTCTAACACGCTTTCCGCAACGGTAATTTCTTTACCTGGCATAACGTCAACGCGATCAATAATAATCAGTGCAACGCCAGTGTTAACAAGTGTAATTTCTTTTTCTTTAGCCATTTGTTTTTCTCCAGAAATAAAAAAGGGAACCTTTTAACGGTTCCCTATATTAATCTAATTATTAGCCGTTCACAAGACCTTTAATTAGAACCAGCGTCAACGGACGGTAAATCGTCAGACCAGTACACTTAGAAGTACAAGGTACTTTGAAATGCAGGTCTTTAGGCTGCGCGGTCAGCATGTTAAACGCTTCTGGAATTTCGATGCTCATATTCATCGGATCTTTTTCGTAAACCAGTGCAGCTTTAGTGCCTGAGCCGTCGATATCTTCAAGCTCGGAAATGGATTCGATAGTGATACCGCCATTCTGCTGCTTGAAATAATCAAGATAGCTCATGGTTGTTTCCGGCATACGAACCATCAGAACTTTACGCATTGACGGCGGGATCAGAATGTGAGTAGCTCGGTGCTGCCCGTTGGTCAGCGTTTCGATTTTTTCAATCGCTTGCTCTAATTCATCCTGTGCACGTTCAGGATTCTTAGTCGTACCTGTTGCGTTATTCCAGCCGCCTGAGTCGATAGTTGTGATGTTCGGATGTTCAAACACACTGATAATTTTGTGCGGTTTAGAACCTCTGAAAACCAGGTGGTTTACAAGCTGATCATGCGCATTCTGTGCGGCGTTTGCCTTGCGAGTGGAAAGGCTCTTGCCAGTGCGTTGACCTTCTTTGATTTCGTCAATGGAAATCAGGAACGCATTACCCAGGCGGAACACTTTACCAAATTCAGAAGTCATCAGCGCGTCAACAGTTGGCAGATCATCAGTGTAATCAGCAATGATTTTTGCGTGACCTACTTTGTCGAAAGTCTGGTATTCAAAAGTTTTATCAGTATCGGAAAGCTCGGACGTTACAGGGAATACACGCAGTGCGGAACCTGCCGGATATTCTTTTTCATAGGCTTGAGCCTTAATTTTATGAAGCTCTTGAGCCGTCCAAATACCCATATCAGATGCGTCGTTTTTAGCGCCGCGTAACTGCATATGGTTGGCGATCACGTTTGCTTCAAACTCATCATATTTCATTTCTTTAGACATAATATTTTCCCTCATAGAAAAGCCGTCATAATAACGGCTTTAATATAGCATTTTTTGTTAAACGTTCAAGTGTTTTTTGTGTTAGCACGCTACAACTGGACTGATAGTAAAATATACCCGTGTGAATATCTTACGTACTCGCCAGTAAAAAACCAACTGGTAGGAAATCCACTTGTTGATATAGAGCCATTGTCTTTAACAAAAACAGGATCTTTATACGATGGAATATCATGTTCGTCCTGAGTGATTACCCAAATTCGACCATGAGTTATTACGTTGACCGGATCTCCGGCGTCGTAATATTCTTTGCAAAAATCCATATAATCACGCGTAACGATTCCGTAATGATTTGAGTTTTCATTAAAATTGTGGCTGATTATTTTGTAACCGCAAGATATGCGATCAACACATACGGCATTACCTATCACGGCTGAAACATCCATAACTGGCGAGCCATCTATATTATAAAGGCTTGAATCTACCAAGCACCCATTTTCAACTATACCTATTATAGAACCGTAATCAGACATAAAACCACCATATATAAAAGGCCGGAATAATCCGGCCTTATTATTATACCAGTTGAACCTCAACGAGTTTTAGATCTTGGAATTTCGTAAAGTCTCCAGTTGCGATCCAAGTAGTTTCAATTGATCCAGACGTTAAATCAACCTGTCCTGAATTATCAAGTTTGATAGGTGTTTTGAATTCTGGCGCTTCTGATTCTACAGATAACATCCAAACGCGACCTTTAGTCATTACGTTAATTCCGCTACCAGCCTCATAAACCATGCGACCATCTTTAGATGTGGTCTGGAAGTTGGATCGAATAGCAACACCATAAGCATTACCAGACGCTGCCATAGCCTTAATTAATTTATCACCGCTTGCGCTAACTCCGCCATGTTGAACACCAACGCCAACATAAATTGTTGATCCGGCATCACCATCAAGAACACAAGCGCCGTCGATGTTATACGCGGAAGTGTCAGAAACTTGACCAGGCAAGGCGCGAGCCATTGCAACATGATAACTTGCTGAAATCTGAGCCATAATATTTTCTCCTTACTTAGCTTTATTCAGACGTGCGGAAGGATCAAGAATGGTTTCCGCTGCATCCTGTTTGTTTTTTGCTGCATCGCCTTTTAATGCGATACGTTGAGCCGCCATTTTATCAGATTCTTTCGCGATATCAAAAGCGGTATCAATATATGCATCAGCCTTTTCGCTAATGTCATTACCCATGACCTCTTTCACATATGCGATCTTAATTTCTTTGGCTGTTAGTCCGTCGCATTTTACGCCAACTTCGGAAGCGGTAGCGACCAGTGCGGCATGTTCATCAGCGTCAGCTTTTGCCTTTTTAACGGCTTCTTCAATCTGCGCCGGAATGCCGTCAACTTTCGCCTGTAGAGCATCGCGCTCTGCTTCCAGGCTATCGGCTTTAGTTTTTGCCGCTGTAGCGTCTGCTTTCACGGTTTCGATAAAAGTAGCAACTTCTTTTGGTACGTCAAATTCAACAGCACCATCAAGTTTAATTTTAACGGTCATAACCTCGTCCTCTTTATTTAATTTAACGTCGATATCATACGGGAATTCTTGCTCGCTATCAAGATTCAATTTTGCAATTCCAGCGCGACCCTTAAACACTAACGCAATATGGTTAACACTAATGCTTGTTTGCAGTGCATCAAATTTTACCCATCCTTCAGGCGGCTGCTCATCTTCTTTTAGATCTTCTTCAAAGATGTATTCACCAGTTTCATTAGATCCATAACCAGGCTTATCAATATCAATTGACGTATAGCCCACGCTAATTTCAGCCGTTTGTTTTTTCTTCGCGCTTTCAATTGCATCCTTTGCGTAAATATTCAAAGGCGCCTCAACTCCGATCCCATTTGGAATGCCAGCCCCTGAACAAGTACCAACTACAACATCACGCGCATTTTCCGGCGTTACTGTTACGTGACCTACTGTGATTGGTTTACCTGCGTAAGTCGCCAAGCTATCAGCTTTAAACACTTCACTTGCTGGCCTGAATTCTCTGCGCTCGCCGTATGGCGTTTGATAAATCTGCAAACCAATTCGCGCCACAATAGGCCGATCTACTAAAAAGCCGTGTTCATCAAAATGCGCCTTTACTCTGACACTATCAAAACGTTGCACCTTCTTCATAAATATACCTCTTGCTCTGTTTCCCAATCCGGTTGCGCCCAACAGCGACAATTATATTCCTGCCCTGGGAATATGTGCTTTATTGCCAATGAGATCCGTTTCATGTCCAATTTAGCGTGTTCAGGTCTAACCATGTTATCTTCCTGAGTACGCCAAATATAATGGGTAACTCCTGTATCAACCACGCGTTGATACATTAACACGGAATACCACGAACCAACAAAACCAGACGCCCTATTTTTAGCCCACGCCTTATATTTTCTTAGACGCTTTCGGATCTGCGCTCTTGTTTCTGCTTGCTCGCGTAACTCATTTAAACGCTGTTGCACTTCCCAATCATCAAGCACATTATACGCAAATTTCCTTACGGATGCCTCAATAAGTGATCGCCAGGTTATGTATTTTGAATTGAACCAACGTTCATTCATATTTCCGTAAACGCCACCAATCAGAAGGATAACGGATCGATTATTTGCGCTTCCTGTTTGCTTTGCCATTCTGATAAATTGGCGAGTGTGGTATTTGTATGCACTAACGGCGAACCCGTAAACCAGCAACATAAAGGCGGCAATTGCCGCCTCTACATCAGCTTTGTTTTCAGTGATATCAACCGCCAGATCATTAAGCGCCTTTTCAACGTCGCTCTCTGTCATATCGGGAAACATCATTTATTCAATCCCCCTCTTGCCCTGGCTCTGGATCTAAATCTTCCGGCTCTGGCAATTCAATGTTGTCATTGTCCATAATTTTAAGATCTGGACAAATGGATCGCAAAGTGTCTCTTGTTTCTTTGAGATTAATTGCCTGTTCAGCTTTCAATTTTACAACAGATTCAACGTTCTTAGCCATAATTTCAGCTTTGTCCTTATCACTCGGAACGCTTAACGGTTCGAATTCAATAGACCATTCCGCTTCTGAGATCATGAACGGCAAAAGGAATTCAAGAATCGGCTTGTAATCCTCTCCGCGCTTGCGATCAATTAACTTATAGAAAGTCTCTAGCGCCGTGTTTTGACTCGCTGAAACGCCGCCAGTGTTCTTATTTTTGAGGATGATTTCATGAATGCCAGTTAGTGCAACAATTCGATCAATCTTTTCCTGTAAGAACTCTGGAACGCCGGAAACGTCAGAATTTAGAACCTCATATTCTTCATCGGTGGCATCAATACCAATTGCCTTACCAACTCCGCTTTCGTCATCAACCTGAGCCAAACGCAAACGCGCCGCATAGCGCCCTTCTTCATCGTCGCACATCAAAGCCAGATCACGCGCTTTCCATACTGCTTGTTGTTTTCTGCGTAGCAATTGCGTTGCTAATTCATGGCAATAGTTATAATCAATAATCGCCTCAATCAAACGCTTGTTTAAAATGCTTGCGCCCCAACCATCATTTTGACTGCGTTTTTCATTCGATACGCGCTCACCATCAATGATGCAAATACGCGAGTAATGAACAAAGAATTCCGGTATATCTCCGCCAGGTGAGATCTTATAAAGTTTTGGCTCACCGTAACGAACACTCCGCGCATTAGTTTCACGTTCCTGAATGGTGATCTGATAGCGATCATATACGCGAATATCTTCAAGTTGTGCACCAGGCTTTACAGGTGATTTCAGCATTCTGTTATCAGCAACAACAGCAAGAATTGCAGAACCGCCAAATAAACGCGACCATGAAAGCGCATCAATAATTTTAGCGTTTAATCGCAATTCATCCCAACGCGATTTAAAAGACTTTTCATTTTTCACGCCGTCAACTTTAAAACCAGGCGTTACCATTTCTTCGGGAATAACATCGACAATGCGCCGCGCCATTCCATCTTCTTCATAAAATTGCGATAACGTTTTAAATGCCGCACTTTGCATGTAAAAAGCATTTGGCCTAAACGCTACATCTTTAGATCCGAAAATTTCGTTGTAACCATCTTCTTTAGTAATGGCCTTTACCTTGTCGCTCATAAATACCCCCATAATAAAAAAGGCCGGAATATTCCAGCCTTTGATTTTACACATTAACGCTTCGCTAATCCAGCTAAACGCTTCATTCTATCAACCGCATTATCAGCAAGGTTAAGCTCAATATTAACCGCATCAAAAAGGTTATCCATAATATCATCATGAGGATGGCTATCATCATAAGTGAATGCCGCCGCCTCTGCCAGAAATTCAGCAAGCATGTGATGCGATTCAGGCAATACAACATAACCATTCTTGATCACTGGCTGTGCGTCCATGCAGCGCGTTACTTTGTCTTTATCGCGTTGCACTGGCGTAATTTCTATCGGAAATTCTTTGCGGCAATTCTGGATCAGACCTGTACCGCTGGCTTTATCTTCCACGTAAATTTTACGCAAGTTTCCGCATTCTTTGTTACGGTTCCAGCACTGTTTAACAAACGCTTTAAACTGCGTTTCTAACATTGGCGCTTCCCATTTTCCGCGCACACCGTCAATAAAATATATACGGCCTTTGAACATGCCCCAATAACATAAAACGCTGTAGTCGTTTAGCTCACCTTCTTTCTGAGCGGTATCTGCTGTAATAAACGTATAATCAAAGCGATCCGGTTTTGGCATCGTTGATTTTTCTCCGGTTCCGTAATACTGGAACCATCCAACGTTAATTGCGTTACCTCCAAGAGCAATTGGCTCTTGCTGATACTGAGAAAGGAACGTGTACAAATCAGCATCGCGTAGCGCTTTAAGATCATGGATGCTTTCCTTGCTAGGCCAGAAAGAATAATACTTCACGCCGTCAATAACGATGTATTCAGACGAAAGCACATCTTTTTCAAAATGAGGCTGTAACCAATCAGGAAGCGATTTCCCGTATTCCTCTGTAACCATCGACGGAATTGATATCTGATCAAATTCAATACCCATTCCGCCATTCATCAGAAACCAGGTCATATCCTGCGCGTGTAGACGCTGCTGAATAACGATAATCGGCGTTTCTGAATGTGCGCGACGTGATCGAATGGTGTTCTTTGCGATCATTTGACCGCGCTCACGCTTCACCTTCGAAAACATATCATCCGGCTTTTCTGGATCATCAAGCGTCACACAACCGGAATAAACGCCAGGCGTGATGTAACCGCCACGACTACCAGTAATCTGACCGCCCATTGATTTACTAATCATTTCCAGGCGAACTTTGCCAGCGTCATTAAGGATCTGAAATTCATCATCCTTGCTTGTACCAGTTTTTGCTGGGTAAAGCTCTTGCCATTCTCGCGAGTTAACCAGATCTCGCACACGCTTGCTGTTACGTTTAACCAGTGTATCAGCAAACGAAATATTCAGATTTCGCACCTTGTTCAATTTTAGATATGAATAAGGCGGAAAGTGGATCGAAAGCAATTCGGTTTTGCCTGAGCCTGGCGTTACGTTAAAAATGGTATCTTTGCGCACACCTTCAATAATTTCATCAATTGCCCTTGCAATATAAAGGTGATGCCAGTTAGGAATCCATTTTTCTCCCTGCTGGATCGGGAACCAGATTTTAACGAAAGTATCAAAATCGTGTGTGCTTAATTCCTTAATAGCCAGCTTTTCAAGTTTTGTTAAATCTTCCCAAATCAACATAGCATTCACCTTTAAATCTTGCTTAGGACGCTTGCGACTGCGTTTTTCATCGCTTCTTCTGTATTGTCTTGCTCTTTTGCGTTGGCGCTAATATTGAACGTGTCGCCTTTATCAATGCCAAGCTCTTTTGCGATCATGGTGCTGTTAATCATTCCGTTTGCAGCTAACTGGTATTTTTGTTCTTTGATTACCGATTCCGCAAACTCAATAACAACATCATAGCCTGGTTTAAGTTTCCACTTTGCTAGTGCTGTGCCGGAAAAACCGCAAAACAGCTTTAACCCTTCCCATGTAAAAATACGCGGCTTGTGAATCGTATCCTGATACACTCGACCCTGAAAGGATGCCGTTTCACCTGCTTTAATGGCGTTTAGCTCCGCCCACTCAAAATACTGAACAATCAGGTTCATGACTTGTTCCGGCGTTAGCGTTGCGCGCTTATCAATCTCACTACCTACCAGATCGGAATATCGCTTATTCCATAACTTTTTAAAGTTTAGACTTTCCGCCGCTGGCGCTTCTGTTTTTTTAGCCATAATAAAATCCTCCTGTTGATGCGTGATTATAGCTAAATTGTATGCACAAAAAAACCCGCGCAAGGCGGGTTATGTTTCGGCTTTGGATTAGTCAATATACTTGATGCTTCCAGGCTTGCCATGCTTTATGCGATTCTCAATGATTTGCGCAATAGCAATATAATTCCCTCGAACCTTCCAGCAATCATTCTTGCTGTCATAAAACGCGCTTGCAATTTTTCGTTCAACTTCCATTTTCTTTGAGGCTTTGCCAATAGCCCAAAGAATCAGAAAACCAATAGCAACAGTCACGCCAACACCATAAAAAAACATCAGCATTATATAGCCCTCACATAATTGATTGAAAATTGGTGCGTTTCTGGATCTGCTCCAGAATATTCTTTAGCAAATCTTACAGCCATTTCAGCGCTACATGCTGTAACAACCGTTTCAAATTCTTGTTTGCATGATCCGCAATTGCGACCAATGCGCCTAATGGTAAAGTTAACTTTCCACTTCATCAGGCTTATCCTCTTGCAATTTCACCATGAAATCACCGATCCGGCCTAATACCGCCTCTCCTTTTGCAAAGCGTTTTTTGTATCGCGTTTTCTTGCCGTCGCGCTCAACAATGATTGTAACCTTTGCAATTTCTTTATTCTGCATTATTTTCTTCCTCTACGATAAGCTGGATGATGTTGTGTTTTGGGAATGAAAACGCCTTTGTATCTTCTTTGTTTAAGATTATGACACCATCCCTTTGAACATCAATATAGAAATCTTTTTCTGAAACAATGACGCGATTAACAAGAAGTTCGCTACCAGGGTGCAAAACTCTTTCTTTGAAAAGCAAAGTGCATTTCATAAATTAATCTCCTGAGTGGTTGCGGGTTACGGTTCCCGCGATGGTCATTTGCAATGCAATCCCATCCGATTTGGCTTTACGGCTAACGCGCCGCGCTTTGCTCTATTGAGTCTCTTATGTTCACGGCGTTTAATCTACCAATCAGACAACACGCCGTCAACCTTACCAGATTCAACTGGCTATTATTCGTACTCGCCAACCCTACCGAACCGCTCCGCTAAGTGACCGCAAAGCCAAATAAAACTAATGCGAGTGATTAGCGTCGAAACTGGCGTGTGGTGCTTTGTGATAATTCCCGTTGCAACGTGATCATACTTCTTGCCGTTGTCACATTCGAATTTCAATTCTTTGTTGCACTCGCGAGCCATTTTCTTTATTGCGTTGTATTGTTCCTCGTTAAGTCCAAACATTTTACATTCCTCTGCTAATCCATAGTTGGTGCATTTCAAAATAGTGCAACGCTGTATCAGTGTCGCCGCGCTCTAACGCTTCCTCTTGCTTCTGTGCGCACCACTGCGACGGTTTTATGTAGTTAGGCATAGAATCACCTTTCCAAATTTTGCGCCTCTTAGAATGCGTCTGAGGCGCTTTAAACAGTATCGATTTTTAATTGATTTCGTCAAGTAGCTCGCGGATGTTGTTTAAAGTCTTGACCTTGTAGCTATCCCACGCTGGAGAACCCGACTCAAGATCGCGTGGTGAGCCTAGCGCTGACGTGCTTAGTTCGTCGATGATTGTCGAAACCTCATCCACAACAACGTCTTTGTAATACTCGTTAGCAGCTATGTTCTCAACAGATTCAAACGCCTGAACCACTCCACCTAAAACGCGTTTCTGCGCCATTGCTTCATCGAGCGTGTCGTGAATATTTCGGATCTGCTTACTGCCAAACTTTCCAACGCCGTAGCTATGAACATAAATCATCTGAACTTCTCCACGTTAACCATAATACAGCGACCAACAAAACCAACCTTATCAACAGCTTTCCCGTTTTTACGCTTCCACTTTTCAACATCCATTTCATTAAGGCCGTTTTCATGCCTCCACACAGCCAACTCCGCCGCGCTTGTTGAGGCTGGCATCAGTTTATGCTCAAGCTGTGCAAAAAGCTCTCTTGCTACTTCCTCTTTGATGTTTACAACCGCCTCGCTACCTGCGCCCATGCGCCAACCCAGGCACATTAGCAACGATTTCGCTTGTTCTTCTGATAGGTTGATTTCGATCATCTGTTATTCCTCCACTGCGTAAAACTTGATGCGGTTGTTTCCTGCTAAGATCATAACGTCATTATCGTACTTATCCGCTACAACCTCGTGATATTCTTCAGCGTCATCATTAGCAAGAATAACGCGATCATCATCAATGATTAGCTCATAGTTGCCGCCGTAAATCGGATTGAGACATTCAAACATCTTGCCAGTGTATACAGCCATTTCGTAATCTCCATGTTTCGCTTCAATTAGGACACTTTAACAAATGCCCTCGCGGAAGTTTTAACAAAAAGTGCTATTTTTGCAGACAAATCAGCGCATCAGCCAACGCCATTAAAACCTTTGCATGTGTCACAATGCTTTCACCTTCAGGCACTCGCATGATTTCGCGCAACTGATCCAGCACTTTGACGTATTCGTTAGGCTCATAGTTGATGCTTTGAATGATTGCATCACCAGTCTTTTTAATCTGCCAGCCTGAGCCGCCAACGCCTTTTACGTGATTGAAGATATCGCCACCAGGCAAACAAGAATTTCTAACCTGCTCAGCTACTATATCGCGAATTCGTTCACGCTCTGCTAATGCGCTTGCTTCATCTGCGATCCGCTTTGCATTGCTTAGGTGCTCGCTTTCGAAAAAGCATTTTTTAATCCACATGCGATCCCCATTATCACACTCAATAAAATAATGGTCTTCTGTGCTATTCAAAACCTGATAATCATTACCAGCCGTTAACATGTTGCAAAGGTCATTTTTAGCGATCATGTTTACTCTCCTTACCAACAAGAAATTTCTTCTTCTGCGAAATAGTCATAGTCAAATTGACACCAATCCTTCAAAGGCGTATCAATCCACTTTGCGAAATCTTCCAGCATTTCGGAGTTGTAGTTATCCGCAATGCAGCGACCCCAGGCGCGAGCATTCTTGTAACCGTACATACTAAACGTGTAAGGCGTTTTAGCTGAATCACCCCATCTTTTAGCAATCTTTGCGAATGCGCGTACCAGCATTTTTCTATTCATTTGATTTGTACCCCACGTAATAACCAGCCATAGCCAAAACAGTGCCACCAAAAGGAACACAATAAGCGACAATCAAAATATTGCCAATTATGACAAGCAGGATAAATATTAACCACATCTTAATCATCTTTTTCAACCTTAACTGGAGTGTTAAAAACATACGTTTTAAGCGTATGGCCTTTTGAATCCTTCGTTATGATGTTTACCGTGTCGCCGTCGCGTCGTTCTTCCAATTCAACGCCAGGCACATAAAGCAATCCTTGCGGCGAATGAATCCAGAACATTTTATTCCTCCACGATCTCAAATTCTGCCAGAACGAAAGAGCCAACATTTACAGATAATCCGTCTTTACCGTTTAAGAAGAAGTGACCGCCGTATTCATGCGTAACAGTCTGGCTAAACCCGTTTACACCTTCTTCCATATGGTAAATCGCGCCAACTGTCAGATTCAGGGTGTTTGATTTGGTGCATTTGATTTGGTGCATTTGATTTTCATCGTTTATTCCTCTGATTGGTTGCTTCTCTTGAATAAGGCCACTATATCAAATGGCCTTGCGCAAGTTTTAGCAATTCGTGCTATTTAAGGTGATCGCGAATGATTTCGCTAACTGTAATCATCGGCTTTTCATTCGTTAGTAAGTAATCGTGCTCGCTATATCCGTTTTTCTGGTAATAGGGATTGATTCGAATGTAGTTGCGGCTATCACCTGCAAACGTGAACCCGTCGCGATGCAAACGGCATAGCTTCACTTCATTACCAGCATTGATTAGCGCGATAATTTCATCTGGAAAACCTCCGTCAGTGCAAACAACAGGAGCATCACACTCTTTTACTTTCTGGTTAAACCTTACGCCGAAATAATCCTTGCCGAATTTAGGCTTGATCACATCCTCGCTAATCCAGATCATGAACTCTCGAGGCGACATACCCATCAGGAACGTTTGCGGCCTTTCTTTCTGCTCTCTGTCATCGTAAGCCAGCATGAAACGCTGATAGTTCTCTTTGCCCAGGATAGCTAATGCAATATCAAACATTGGCTCTTTAAAGCTAATGATGCGGCATTGCTCACCAGGCGAATAGAAAGAAATCATCTTGCCGATTGTGTCTTTACCAGCACCAGGAGGCGCATTTAGGATGATAATTTTAGCCATTGTTTACCGCCTTTAAAACTTGCATTGTCAATGTTTCTTCTTCCACGTTCCAACAAACGTTGCGCGATTCAATAACGATCTTGTTTAAATGAATCTGGTTATTCTCCAGCTTATCTGCCAGGTCACGCAGATAATCAATCGTCTTTTGCGTTTCAACTTTATTATCAAGTGTCATAAGAAAATAAACCCCATAGAAAGAATTAACAGAACTGTGATTAATACGGCGTTATGCCAGAAATCACCATTTTTATAAAACGGCTTCTCTTTTGGTGGCTCACACTCTTTCATGAATCCGGCATCAACCATTGAATTAAAAACGCTCCTTGTGTAAATGGATTCAAAAAATTCCATCTTGTCATAATATGCGACAAAAATATTAACCCAATCGTCACGATAAATAAGACTGCCGCACCTGTAATGTTTCATGTGTCATTCTCCTTGCTTGTCTCGACAAGGCACACTTTATCAAATGTGCCTTAGCAAGTTTTAGCAAAAAGTGCTATTTACAGAAAGTAACAAGCGTTTGCCCTGCCATTGACCTGATCGCCAACCTTCCGCCAATCTCCTTAACGTGCATCATTACTTTTGTCTTTGGCGCTTCAACCATTAAACGCCCTCTGTCGTCGTATTTGGCGTTAACCATGCCGCCAACCTTAAAACCAAATATATTGCACCCCCTGGGGTTAGCATAAGCAACGGACAGGATCATCTATCCCCCCTGTTTATATCCCATAAGCAAATCACAACCGCCACAACGAAAGCACCAACGCCCCAGGCAAGCGCCATTGGATCATAGTTTTCAATCACAGATAGCGATCCTCTACAAAATCCTCTGTTTCGAAATCAATGCTACGTGAATCACCATCATCATCAATGACAACATAGCATTCATAACAAAATGTGTGATCCATTCCTATTGTCGCATTGTACATGTTTCCAACCGTAAAGCCTGGATATTCACCGATGCATTTTAGTTTCATAACTTCTCAACTCCGTGAGACTTTAAGTGATCGTGCAACTGGTCGCCGTAGTCAATGACCTGGTAAACCGTCAAGCCCAGGCCGCGCAGGTGTGCAATAACGTTTGGTGAATCATCCCAACACGCCACAATACGATCAAGTCCTATAGTCCGTAAAACTTCCTCTTTGATTACGGTATCTTTCCGGTTGTCCTCCGTGCGGCGCATAATAAGCCAATCGAAAGAAACGCCGTTTTCAGCCAACCATTCTCGCGTTTCCGCTTCAACTTCATCACTGCGACCTGTTAGGATGATAACCAGATATCCTGCATCAAACATGGCATTGCATACGGCAATGTTATTGCTGAACGGTAAATCATCCTTAGCCGCGCGATTAAACTCACTCCAGCTTTCAGTAAGGTGCAAATCAACCGTTGGCAACAGGTGCAAGCGGTGCTCACCATTTGACAATGTGCCGTCTAGGTCGAAAATAACGAAACGCTGTTTTGTTGCAACATAGGGATTAACATAATCCCTTCCCCACAAGTTGATCGTAAACATCAATTACCCCGCAAACTCAATAATGCTATACGCGATGCCAGCCAGCACAACGGTAGCGAGCACAATCATAGAGCCGTATTTCAGAAACTGCTTGATTGATTCTTTTGACATTTTTCTATCCTCTCTTGTTGGTTGATGCGGTCATTGTACCAATCAGCACACATGACCGCTTAACATTTTGTGCTATTGTGCTTTCTGCTTCAAGATTTTTCGAGCCATGCGCTTATAGTCACGATTCGTTAATTTGCTTGTGTCAATAACATGGCTATCCAGCATTGTAAATTTATAACCATCTAACCAGTGGTCGTGACTGTATGTGTGATCGTATTCAATCAGATCCGGCCTGAACTTGTCGTACTCACCACCTTTAACAAGTTGGTCAACATACATTGCAATATCAATTTGGCCTCGCTCGTTAACATGAAACAGGTGTGCATAAGTTGATCCTTTGCCGCCTTTAAGGTGTAAGCCATAAACCGCGTTGCGTGCTAATTCCATTTTGTGATCCTCTCGTTGTTTGGTATGGTCTTACTATATAGCAAGGCCGTTAATTTGTTTTAGCAATTAGTGCTGTTTTTGATTTTTACGTTAGTGCCGATCTTAATGTTGATTTCAGCGCCGTAATTATTGCCGCTCTTGTAGCCGCCAGCATAACCGGAAAGCAAGCAGATAACATCGTCGTGTACTTCAATGCGGCGTGGTTTAAATTTCAACTCGTCCCATTCGCCGTTTTCACGCTGAACACCTAACAGCGTTGCGCCAACTGGCATGTTTTCAACCTTGCAAATGTAATCGTAATCTTTAGCACCTACTGACGCAGTGAATACAGCACCGTTTAAATTGACCTGGCCAGGCTTGATATTTAAATATTTCAAAGCGTCTAACAGATCGTCATACTCTCGTTTTTCTTCTCTGCCACAAGCAGCCATTTCATAATACCCATCTTTGCCATGGATATTATCTGGATTTTTGTTGTTGTGCTTGTTAACGAAATACTCAAGTTTAAATCCGGTTATTCCACCACATCCCCATTCTCCGTGCGTTTTACTGGTGAAAGTAACTTGCATGTCAGGATGATAGAATTTAAAGGTGATCGGGAAGTTGATTTTTTCGATGCTTAACATTGTTGATTCTCCTTTGCTTAACTCAACGAGGGACGCTATAACAAATGCCCCTGATTTAGTTTTAGCAATTCGTGCTATTTAGCATTTTCTTTATTCTGTGGCGGTAGAATTGCATTACGTGCTCATTGTGCCAACTGCTCATTTTATAACCTTAATCAACAATCCGGCATTCGCCATAGCTGAACGGTAAAAACGTGTCACTATCCATGCAATCCGGCGATTCTGGATTCATACCGCCTTTTACCTTGTCATAACCAGCCGCAACCAGGGCATCAAGAGGAACGTCAACCATTCCGACTTCCAAGCCATAATCAAGGCAATTCTCAATTCTGATTGGGAATGTTAAATGCTTCATTCCGTCATAGGTTCCGTCATTCAGAATTTCAACAGTTACGCGGGTTAGTTCGAATTGCATTTTATTTTCTCCGTTGTGTTTCTATGGGGTAATTATTCCAAACTACCCCAATCGAGTTTTAACAAAAAGTGCTATTTACCAATCAGGATGTAATCCGTCATTTCAGCATTGACACGGCAAAAGCAAGTATTAAAAAAGCAATTGACAACAGCGAAAATCCAGCAGCAGCGATAAAGAACAGCACTGCATGATCTAAAAGTTTCTTATTCATCAAACACCCCCAACAAAATAAGACCTAACACAACCAGCGCCACGCCAGGACTATCAATAACAACACACCACATTGCAGCGACAAAGGCGAATGTTTTCACTTTGAGATCTCCTTAATCAGATCTTTGAACGTGGCAACCGCTCGCATTGCAACAAGTGCCTTTTCATCGTCCAGGTGTGAGAAGTCCGGCGATATGCGCATAATCTTTTCAACCAGTTTTTCGCGTTCATGCTCTTTGATTGCCGGAAGGTCATTAGTTGTTACGATGCGGCGCTTTGTGTCACGATTGATTGCGATCTCGTAATATTCCGCGCCGTCATCGCTTGTCTTTTTCTTGACGCTTACAGATCCAACCTCTTTTACTTCTGGAACACGATTCATGATCGTGCGAATGTATGAGGAATTTAGCTTCTTTGCGTCCTCTGCCTGAACGTGCATTGTGATGTAGGCAACTGGCAACTTGATCGCCTCACCTGTAGCCGCCGCTCTTGCTGCTTCACGCAATTTTTCGCAAAACTCTTTACTTGTCATTTGTTCCATGATTCACCTCTTTACACAAATGCTTCTTTAACGTCGATGATAACAAAGCCGATATAGCCGTTATCAGTGGTTATTGTCTTAATGGTTATGCGATCCTCTTTCGCAATCGTGTTTATTGCCTGGCGCAATGAATTAACGTCGCGACCTGATGCCTTAATGTCGATGTAATATAGCCTGTTTGGTTTTGCCGCCTCCAGTATCCGCGCTATGTACATTAGGCACATAATGTCTTTTGTTGCATCTTCTGGCGTTGCGTCAACTATGGATAGGTCACGCTTTACGATTTTGCCCATTACCATAATTGGTTATCCTCCGTTGTTGCTCAATGCAGAAACCTTAGCAAATCTGGCTTGTGCGTCAAGTGTTATTTTTGATTAGACAACAAAAACATCACGCAATGTAACGGTAATTGAAAATTTATCCTTTTAAATCAACGATGTTCTAAATCGTTACACCATTTCGTTAAAAATCACCGCCACCAATAATAAATAAGAGCACCTATCTTATAATTTTATACTCTATCAATCAGTAAAGGGGTATCAATATCATGAGAAACAAGCAAAACAAGTTATATAACAATATAGATATATAATAATAATTATCTTACTTTTCAATGTATTATATAGATATTTTGTTGTTATACGTGTTGTGGAACGTTGCGCC